GGCAGACGGTCGAGGTGTGCGAGCCCAGGGCTGGCGGGCAGGTGGTACTCACCATTTCCGGGCTGGAGACCGTATCGGGCACGGAGCTAGGCATGCAGGAGGCAAAATGACCGCATCACGATGGACACCCGAGATGGACAGGCAGCTTATTGCTTTGCGCTATGAGGGAAAAATGGAAAGTATTTGTATACCAAATAAAACCATATTTATCGGAAAGGGCGTAAAGTTCGAGCGCATCCGCCGTATTACGGGTTACCTTGTCGGCACTCTGGATCGTTTCAACGACGCGAAGCGCGCCGAGGAAGCGGACCGCGTGAAGCATGGAGTGGCGAGTGGGCGATGAAATCATTTACGGACTGTCAGGGATCGCAGCGCGGTTCAGAGTCTCAAAGAACACAGTTCGCGCATGGTACGTCAAGGGCGCTCCCATCATTAGGCTGGGGGATCGCACCTACAGGGCTGCTTTTGAAGAAATGCTAACCTGGCTGAAATCTCAGACACAAGGGGAATGGGAGAATGTACGAATCAAAAATCATTGATGAAGTATGGAAGGCATTGAATAGCCTCCCGAAGGAGCCCCGGCCTCTCTCTCATATTGTTTCGCAGGCTTTATATGATGAAGCTAAAGCCTGCGGTGGATTATCAGATCTCCTTGGGATCATTGGCAGCTGGGGAGATACCCTGGATGATGAGTATATCGCCCAGCTGCTTGAGGACTACAATTCTGCATCATAATTGCGCAATGATATCGAACTATAGAGAGTTATAATGCGAAAAAAGATATCTTTTATAGAATGCTTAGCTTTTGTCTCTTGTGTTTTATGTATATGTTCATTAGTTGGTTACATTTCCTTTTTGTTTTACATCGGATTTACAAAAGGCTAAATATAAAAGACAGCTAATGTTGCCCCAAATATAAAGAACACTATAGACATCATCCACAAAAATAAACATATAAATCGCATATTTTCACACTTGCTTTTATCTAACTCAAATTTGAAAAATTTATACTTAGTACCCCACTCTGAACCTGGCCGCCATGTTTCACCGAGTAAAAGTATCGTTACGTACGAAAGGCCCATAGAGACAACAGAAGAGACCGCCCCAAGCCCACACAAGACAGCAGGCCATATCATGGCCTTGGCAAATAGCGTCGTAGAGGCTGCACCGTTCAAAAGGAATGCCGCATTGAGCGCAAACTGAGCCGTCTTCATAGCATGGACATTGTTGTCTTTATAAACATCAATTCTGAATTGAAGCAGCATTGATTTTTCCTGTTCTGTAAATTTTTCATCTTCTTCCATTTTTTTACCTCCTTAGAGAGGAGCCTGCCGAGGCTCTTCTCTTTTTTTCTGGCATTCTGCAAAAACCTGTCAATAAAAAAAATAACGGTCTGTAACGGTCACTAACGGTCTCTAACGGTCTCTAACGTCACCAAAAAATGCTCATGCCAAACCCTATGGTACTGTTTCCCCAAAAAGGGGGCAGACCATGGGCAGCATTCCATACCGCAAACCACCGAAGAAGGTGGTGGCTTCGGCAGCGCTGATAGCTCTTCTGGGCGGAGGCGCTGCCTACCTTAGTCTCGACACCGTTGAGGAGTTCGAGGGCTATGTGCCCGAGGGCTACAGGGACCCCGTTGGTATACCCACCAAATGCTGGGGAGATACGCGCAATGTCGTCGTGGGGCAGGAGTACACATTCGAGGAGTGTTCCAGGTCGCTGAACGAACACCTCTACGAGAATGCCCGCCCCGTCACCGTTTGCGTGAAGGACTTCGATTCCCTCCCCGACAAGACCAAGGCGGCCCTCGTCTCCATGGCCTACAACATCGGGCCAACGGCATTCTGTAAGTCGTCCGTGGCCAGATATTTCAATCAGGGGCGCAAAAAGCGCGGGTGCGAGCGTGTCAGCGAAATATATAAGACTGCCCGCGGAAAGGCCCTCCCTGGCCTCGAGAGACGCCGTGAGTACGAGTCGGCCATGTGCCTGCGCGGCCTGCAGGAGGCGAAGTGATGTTCTCTTGGCTCACAAAAATTCTGACATACATCCCCGGTATCGGCTCCATCATCGAAAAGGTGACTGGCGCATCCGCCGAAGCGGAGAAGATCCGCGCGCAGGTGGAGCTTGAAGAAGCACGTGCCTTCAAGTCGGGCAAGGTCGCGCCCAGATATGTGCGCGGCTACATCCTGAACGGCATCCTCGCCGGCGGCGCCATTGTCCTCGTTCTGTCGCTCGTCTGGCCGGATCTGCTGACCATCCCCCAGGACCTGCTCTCCCAGCTGGAGAAGCTGATCCGCGTACTGGGAGCCGAGTAGTGGCGCAGCTCTCCTTAACCAACGTGCTGCTCGGCCTCCTTGTTAGCGTCGTGGCTTTTATTGGGCGGCGCATTATCGAGCGCCTCGACAAGCTGGAGGCGCAGCGCATCGTCTGTGTTCGCGATTTCGCCAAGCAGACGGACAATCAGAACGAGCACAACAAAATCTGGGAGAAGCTGGATAAGCACGAGTCCAGGATTACGAGGCTGGAGACCTCGCACAGGCTATGAACAACGGGCTGACATCCAAGCAGGAAAAGTTCTGCATAACGTATGTGACAGAGGGAGGATCCCTGTCTGACGCTTACAGGGCGGCCTATAACTGCGAAAAGATGAAGTCTGAGTCTGTCAACAGGAAAGCCGCTGAGCTCATGGCCAACGGCAAGATTTCGGCAAGAATCAGCGAGCTCAGGGCGGAGGCAAGGCATAATGCCGTTGTTACGGTAGAAGAGCACCTCCGGGAGCTTGCCAGGCTTCGCGACCTGGCCGTTGAGACCAGGCAGTACGGAGCCGCCATCAAGGCCGAAACAGCGCGTGGCAAGGTCTCCGGTCTTTACGTGGACAGGCAGGAGAGCAGGGTGGACGCCAGGGTGGTCTACAGCTGGGAAAATGACTGATGAAGCGCATCGTGATTCCATACAAACCGCGGTACCCGGAAGCGCATATGGCTATCAGTAAAGCGCGGTTCACTGTTCTGGTGGCCCATCGTCGTTTCGGGAAGACGGTGCTCTCGGTCAATCATCTGCTCCGTGCCGCTCTGACGAGCCGCATGGAGCGGCCGAGCTTCGCCTATATTGCGCCATTCCGTAATCAGGCAAAGGCTGTAGCCTGGGATTACCTGAAGCACTACTCCAGCGTGGTAGAGGACAGAACCGTTAACGAGTCAGAGCTTTCTATCGAGTTCGGTAACGGCGCCAGAATCCGGATTTTCGGTGCTGACAATCCTGATGCGCTGCGAGGTCTGTATTTCGACGGTGTGGTTCTGGATGAGGTTGCCCAGATGCGCCACGAGGTGTGGGATGAAATTGTCCAGCCGGAACTGGCAGACCGCCAGGGCTGGGCCCTCTTCATCGGTACGCCCAAGGGCACCAACCTTTTTTCTGAGATATATGAACGCGCCCGTACGCGGCAGCAGCAGGGAGACACAGCCTGGTGCGCCCTCTGCTACAGGGTGGACGAAACGAATGCCATCCCGGCCGCTGAGGTTGAAAGGCTGCGGTCCGAGCTTTCCGAGTCCGCATGGAGGCAGGAGTTTCTGTGCGACTTCACGGCGTCCAGCGATGACGTGCTCATCACCATCGACATGGTGACAGAGGCCTGCGCACGCGAAGTGCACCCGGATACCAGTATCGGTATGCCGCTTGTCATGGGCGTGGACGTCGCACGGTTTGGCAACGACGCCAGTGTTATCTGCCTGCGGCGGGGACTCGCGTGTCTGCCGCCAATGATTTACCGCGGGCTCGACAATATGCAGCTGGCAGACAGGGTTGCCCTGGCTATCAGCGAAAACAGTCCTGCCTGTGTCTTCATTGATGCCGGGCAGGGGCAGGGTGTTATCGACCGGCTTATCCACATGGGTTTTCCGGTGATTGAAGTCCCCTTCGGGGGCAAGCCTCTGAGCGCAAAGTTCGTCAACCGGCGAACTGAAATGTGGTACGGCGTCCGCGAGTGGCTGAAGTCCGGCGGCATCCTTCCGTCTGACTGTACCCAGCTCAAGTCCGAGCTAACCATCCCCAGGTATTGGTATGACGCCGCAGGCCGTATCGTGCTGGAGCCCAAGGACCGGATTAAGGAGCGCCTCGGGGCGTCGCCCGACATCGCAGACGCTCTGGCTTTAACTTTCGCCGCTCCCATTGCCATAGATCAGCCAGCCGTACAGAGCGGAGGTTTCGCCCAGGGCTATGAGCCTATGGGGTTCGGAGGACATAATGCCAGTTACCTTTAACCCTGCCACCAGACAGGATCGCATTTCTGTTTTCTCCACCATGGAGATTGAGCGCACCCTGCGCTTTGTCATGTGGGGCTACGCTGCTCCGACGCTGGGTGACTGGATGGACGCTACTGAGTCGCTGGAGATGTATATCGGCTCCGATGAGCAGGGATTCGCCATGGCAACGTGGGCTTTTCCCCTGCAGGGGCGTGCGCTTCCCGTACATTTTGTTGGGGCGCGCCGGGTCTTTGCCATGGCTGATGAGTACGCCCGCGCTATGTGCCGCATGTGGTTCGATACCCACCAGGAGGCGTCATGTCTTCTCGGCATCACGCCCAGGCCTTTTGGCCATGTATTCAGGCACTCCCTGCACATAGGCTGGAAGAGGCATGGGGAGATTCCCTGTGCGTGCGTACTTGGAAGCGGCAGATGCGTATCAGCAGTCATCACGTCGCTGGACAGAGAATCCGGAGGTGAAGAGTAATGGGTGCAGGTGGCTTTGTGAGGAAGATTTTTGGCGGCGGAGGCGGCGGTGGAGGTGGTGGTTCCTCCTCCAATGCTCAGGCGGCTGCCGAGGCAGAGGCTGCCAGAAAAAGGGCTGAAGAAGAGAGAGACCGACAGCAGGCAGAGCTGGAACGTCAGCGTAAGCTCGCTGAGGAGGCCGCTGAAAGAGCCAGGCAGGCGAAGATATACGCGGATAAAGTCGAGCAGGTCCGTCTCTCCGCTGCAACTCAGGATTCCCCCACGAAGGATAGCGGCGCCTCCTCTATGGAGGAGAAACGCAAATACCGCAGAGGGAACGCTACCCGTCTCACGGGTAACCTGGGCACGGACGGTACGGTTACGACAGCTGCTGGCGCAAGGCTTGGCGGCACCGGAGGGAATCTGTAATGGGGGTAGGACTCGCAATAGGGGCAGGACTTCTTTTCGGAGGCCTGTCTTTCGCGTCTTCCATGATGCAGGCGAATGCCGCGGCCGAGGCCGCTGACAAGCAGGCCCGCATTGCACGTGAGCAGGCGGAAGCCGCCCGCCAGCAGGCTCAGGCCATGCAGCAGCAGGCAGATGCAACCCGCCAGCAGGCCGACAAACAGTCTCAGGCGGCACAGCAGCAGCTCGCTGAGACCCAGCGCTACAACAAGGAGATGGAGTCGGCGCAGTCCCAGCAGGAAGCCGAGGCGGCATACGTACGCGATACAGAGCGCCGCAAGCTCGTTCAAAGGCAGGGGATCTCCGGCACTATTCTCACAAGCGGACTGGGCGGGCTGAGTGACACGGGAAGCAGGACCCTCACATCGGGAGTGAAGCTCGGTGGCGGAGGTCTCAATGGCTGACCTTTCCTTTAAGGAGGCCCGGCAGCTATGCAGTCACGTCGAGGGGCTCCGCAATGAGCGCCTTGATGAATGGCGCGAACTTTGCGCCCTTTTCCTGCCGCATCGTGGGCGCTTCAAGGGAGAAACTCCCGAGGGGCTGCGTGAGCGCAAACAGTACAACAACCACGCCACTGCAGCGCTCATCGAAGCAGCAGCCATGCTTACATCCTGCGCTACGCCAGAAGGGCTAACCTGGTTCGGCCACGATTACCTCGACCCGGCAATGCGCGAGATGTCAGGAGCACTGGAGTGGCTCAAGAACGTGGACGACATCATCAGACTGGAGCTTAAACTGGGGGGATTTTACGAGGCTATCGACGCCTGCAATCAGGAGCTTCTCGGCGTGGGCTGCTGTCTTCTGTCGGTCATGCCCGGAAGAAGCAAACCGCTGATTTACAGGTGTTGCACTGTTGGTACCTACGCAGTGGCAATTGACCGCGAACGCGAACTGGATTGTGTGGTTGAGCACGAATACTTCACGGCCCGGGAGCTGGTGGATTCCTTTGGCGAGGCCCGCTGTTCCGAGGCGACGCGTAAGGCCGCCATTGAGACGCCGTATAAGATGATAGACGTCACACACATGACCTACGTCCGCAGGCAGGCTCCGATGGAGTCCATGGCCAGTACGGACATGCCAGTAGGTTCAGTCTGGTGGGAACCCGACGGCAGGGACTTTCTGGCCAGGAGTGGTTATGAATCGATGCCCTACTTTTTTACCGTCTGGCACGACGGCGGGCGTTCCATATACGGAACGGGGCCCGGTGACCTTGCCCGGTGTGACCAGCGGCAGGTGAACGCTCAGGAGCTCTACAAGTCCCTCGGTCTGGAGAAAATGATTGATCCGCCTCTCGCCATTCCAGGCAACATGGCCGGGAAGATTGACACCACGCCAGGAGCCCGCAATGTGGTGGCCTCCCTGCAGGGGACGCAGGCGGTCATGCCGCTGTACTCCGTGGATTTTTCCCGTGCCGTGCAGGCAGTCCAGCAGGAGATCCAGATAGTGAGCGGCAGATTGGACGACATTCTGCTCCGCAATGTTTTTTCTGTTCCTCCCGATGAACTTCTGAAGGGCATGACGGCAACGGCTGTCGTAGCCCGCAGGCGTGCCGCCCTCCAGAAGATGGGGCCGGCCATCAACCGCTACGAATCCCGCATCCTTTCCGGAGTCATTGAACGTACATATGGAGTGCTTGCCTCCATGGGGCTGATTCCTGAACCTCCATTCCCAGAGGCAGCCAGCCCCATGCAGATCTCCTACCAGTCCCCTCTTGCTGAGGGCCTGAAGCAGAGCGGCTCAGATTCCATTACGGCGTTTCTGCAGATAGCTCAGCCCATCATTCAGGCTGTTCCGGACTGCGCAGATAAAGTGGACTTCGACCAGGTGCTTGATATTTGTGCCAGGTCTCTCGCCGTAGATCCGTCCATCATCCGATCCGACGAAGACGTGGCTGCCATCAGGAAGCAGAAGGCTGAAGCCCAGCGTCAGCAAATAGAGCAGGAACGCCAGAGGCAGGAGATGCAGCAGGCCGCCCAGCTCGGCAGCGTAAAAACTGAAGGAACCCTGGCCGGCGCTCTTATGGGCACAAATCCGGAGGCAGCCAATGCAGGATTCTGAGGCCAGGCAGGCCGTTCTCGACCTGCGGGAAGTTATCCTCACGCCTGCAGGATATCGTGTCTTCATACGGCTTCTGCACTCCTTCGGGTACGGTTCTCAGATGACCGTCTCCGAAGAAGCCGTCATCCTTCACAATCTTTCCAACAACATTCTCACAGCGATACAGGAGGCCGACCCTCAGACGTGCATCGACATGATCGCGGAGCTCCGTGGAATCCTGCCGCTGATATCGACGAATCAGGAGAAGACCAATGCCTAACGAAATTACCGACACATCCCCCGTCGCAGCTGCAAGTGCAGCCACCGCACAGACTCCTGTAGCTGCGGACCCAACTCCCGCGAATAGCACGAATCCCACCGTGAAGGCCGATCCCTACACATCCATAGGTGCAGAGCCTGGGCTCGGGGGTGCGTCCCCGGTAAAGTGGCAGGATGCTCTTCCAGAGTCCATGCGTGAGGCGGCTGGCGGCTTCGCCAGTGCAGATGAGGCCGTGCAGGCCATGAAACGCGGCATGGACTACCATCCTGTAACCAGCGCTGAAGAAGTGAACTTGAAGTTCCCGGAAGGGATCACCGTAGACGAGAAACAGAATCTCGCTTTCCGTGAGCTCTGCGTCAAAACGGGGCTCACCAGGGCACAGGCGCAGGCCCTTGCTGACTGGCAGATAGAGTCCGAGACAGCCATGATGAAGGCCCGGACCGAGTCAACTACAGAACAGCTCAAGAAGGAGTGGGGTGCTGACTACGTCCGCAGGGACGATCTTTCCCAGCGCGCCCTCCGCGCTCTCGATAAACGGGTCGGCGGACAGAACGAGCTCACCAGCGCACTGGTCAACAGCGGTGCATGGAGTCTTGCTCCCGTACGCATGGCGTTCGCCGAACTTGGCGGGCTGATGTCAGAGGACTCTCTGTCTGGTGGCAGAGGCGCTGCCGCTCCGGACGTTCCTGAAAGTCCCGAATCTACATATTCCAGATTTTTTAATCGTGGATAGATAGGAGGAAAATCATGTCTATTCTCGCACAGACGCTCAAAGAGATCGCTATCGACAAGGCGAAAAAGCGTCCCGAACTTGTGGACTATCTCCTCGAGGAAACCCCTGTGCTCGCCAGGGCGAAGTGGATCCCCGCTTCTCACGGCCTCTGGAACGTCGAAGAGGTGCTGAAGGCCGTGGATGGGCCCTCCTGGGTCGACCTCGGCGCTCCGCTTCCCGCCATGCAGGCCCGCACCGGCCTCGAGCAGACCTACGTCTCTGTTCTTGGCGGCGAGGTCGAGGTCAGCAAGGATAAGGCCGACCAGTTCGGCGGCCCGTCCAAATACTTCGCCCGCAGGGAACGCGCCATTATCCGCAAGGCCGGTATGGACACTGAGGCCGCCCTCTTCACGAAGCAGTGGCGTGCCGCAGCCCTCAAGAAGGGTACCAAAATATCCTGTGGAGGGACCACTTCCAATGCCCAGTCTACTATTATGGTGGTCCGCATGAGCGACGAACTTAATACGGGCATCTATGACCCGGCCTGTTTCTCCAGCGGGTATCTCGTGGACATCAAGCCGATTAACGGAGGTCAGGAGTACCATCTCCGTACACAGTCGGGCGTGCTCGGGTATGGCGTGTCCTACCGTGGCCGCTTTGGCTGGCAGCTGCTAGCTCCCGAGCGCACAGTCTGTGCCCTGGTCAACATCGAGGATGGCCATCTTCCCACGGAGATGCAGCTTCAGGAGGCTATCTCCAATGTACGCGGCAGCGCCGCCAGCACTATGATTATCGGTCATCCGCTTGTGCTCGGCAAAGTATTCGGCAGCCTTAAGCTCGCCAAGCTGGAGTACAGCAACGGGGATACAGCTCTCAACCATGCCGTCACGTCGTACTACGACATCCCGATTTATGGCTCCTACAACCTGCCCAACGGCTCCGAAGCCGTTGTGTCTTAAAGGAGAAGACAATGGCCTTTGATTACGCCCAGCCTATGAATCACTGGTATGACCAGTACTTCAGTAAAAATGCCGCTCTCGGCAGCACCATAACCTCTGATGCTCTCTGCTGCGGCGGAACTCAGGGCGGCGTCATCGTCGTCGTTGAGGCCGCCACGGGATGCACCATCTCCGGCTCCAATACTGTCAGCCTGACTTTTCAGCACAGCGATACCGCCGACGGCTCCTTTGCTGCCGTATCTCCGGCTGTCTCGGTTTCCGTTGGCGCCGGAACTTTTGCCGCAGGGGTCGTGCTTATGCGGGCTATTGTGCCCGCCGGAGTGAAAGATTTCGTGAAGTGTGTCCTCACAGGAACGGCCACGGGCACCGTTAACGTGAGCCTCAACTATCTCGCAAGGTAGGGGGGCGGGTTGGGGCGTCCCGCCAAAACGCCCGCATGCGGTTTAAAGGGGGCGGAATGATAAACTCCCAGACAACAAAAAATCTGTACAGGGGCAATGGGAGCACCCTGTCGTACCCGGTGACCTATCCTTTTTACGAGGCAGAAAACCTGCTCGTGCTGGTGGCAGTCGGAGAGGTCGAGGAAACGCTCTCCCTGGGCGCAGACTACTCAGTTGCCATTAACACGGACGGATCGGGTGGCACTGTCACGTTTACGTCGGCGGAGCGTGTCCCTGCAGGGTGCACAATAGCTATCATGCTTAACATGGCACTCGTGCAGGAACTCGATCTCTCGGCGGTTTCACACATTGATACGGAGAGCCTTGAACAGGAACTCGACAAGCAGGTCCAGTATATCCAGCAGATGAGTGAAGGCCTTTCCCGCGCAGTTAAGACGAACGCCACGTCGGAGATTTCCCCGGACAGGCTCGTATCCAGCCTGTTCGCTGCCAGAGACGAGAGCGTGGCGGCGAAAAACGCAGCCGAGACTGCGCAGGCTTCTGCCGAAGCCGCTGAGGCGTCTGCCGTGACTGCACGTGAGGCGACGGAAACCGCTTCAGCTTCGGCTCAAAACACTATCTCTGAGGCAGGTGCCGCGGCTGCCGCAGCGGTCAGTGATGCAGGCACCGCGCAGGTGTCAGCAGTCAACGCCGCAGGCGCGGATCAGGTCTCTTCGGTGAACTCCGCCGGAGCTGCCCAGATCAGCAGCATCCAGTCCGAAGGCGCAACCCAGGTAACCAGTGTTACCTCAGCTGGCACAACCCAGAAAACGGAGATGCAGGCTCTTGTGACTGCGGCGTCCGGGTATGCAGAACTGGCGCACACTTATGCCCAGCAGGCCTCCCCGGAAGGCGTTGTGCATCTGGTCGGCGATGAAACTATTTCCGGAGTGAAGGCGTTCACGCAGACTATCGCGGGCACTGCTGCTGCGGCAGAGAAGCTGGCCACGGCCCGCACCATCACGCTTTCGGGGGCTGCCTCCGGATCGGTATCTTTTGACGGATCAGCTGATACAACGCTGGAAGTTGCCTGCATGGTTAAAAACGAAGAATTTACCGCAACCAATGCTACCGGAAGAATAATAAAATACAATGACGGTTTGTATATTCTATATGCAAATATAGACTATGCAAAACAATATGACGGGATAACATATTTCTATTTTACATTTCCTGAAGCTTTTAGCGTTATCCCAAGTGTATATATTACAAATTGTAATAAAGAAATCTATCACGGATTTACAGCAAGAATTACAACGGCAACGAACATAAGAATTGATTTTTTCAATATCCAGAGAGCTATAGTATACGCAACTACGAGCAGTGGTGACCCAAAAAGAGAATTCTACTCAACGGACGATTTTTCCCTCAATCTGCTGGCTATCGGGACCTGGAAATAGGAGATATGTATGACTTTTGAGTCTTCACAGATTTTTGTCGACGAGTACCCGCCCGAAGCGGCCGAATGGTGCAATCAGAACGGAACCTGCCATATCGAAGAAATCGCCCCTGAGAACAGTCAGAGGCGTTTTCAGATTGTCGGGAATCCTCAGCCTACATCTGAAGAGCTGGCTGAGCAGGAGAGGCTTCGTAAACAGGCCGAGGCTGAAGCGGCCAGACTGCCCGACCTTGAGGAGGCGGTTGCGGAGCTGGGCGTGACTTCCGCCTCCGACAAAGAAGAATCGGACGCGGCCGCCCTCGACCTTGCCGCCTACGCGGCTGAGCTGGAGCAGCTAATTGCCAAACTGGAGGCGAAAAATGGCTAAGATTTATTATCGTATGATCAAGACCGGACGCATGACCATTGACGAGGTTCCCACCCGCTGGAGAGCGGCCGTGCAGGCTCTTCTCGATGCAGACGAGTAGGGAGGCGCTGTCATGCCGGGAATGAACCGCTCGACTATCATTAACTCGGCTCTCCGCAGGCTTGGCGGAGTTGATACCAATATCCCCACCGGCGGGACCAATCCTGCCAACTCCCAGGCTGAGGCCGCATATACTTCCGTGGTTCGCCGTGTACTTTCTGCCTATGACTGGGGATTTGCCACGAGATACAGGGAACTGGCTGAAGTGGCAGAACCGCCCCTATTTGGCTTCACTAAGGCTTATCAGCTTCCGTCCGACGCCGTGCGCCTCGTGAGTGTGCATGCCGGGATGCGGGATGAAGAGGGGGATACACATGTCTGGCTCCATCACCCGGAGCCTTCGCATGCGCGGTCAGGGCGCATTATATACTGCTCCGTTCCCCGACTCTTCGCTCAGGTGGTAGAGACCGGGCATGAGGAAGACGCGCACGAGCCCTTTCTCGACGCCTGCGCCTACGCCCTGGCCATAGAGATTGCGCCAGCTGTTGCACACGGAGGAATTGATGTGAAGTCTCTGGTGCAGCTGTACAGCATAGCATTGGAGCAGGCCATGACCTTTGATGCCGGAGAACAGAAGCCGGAGCAGATATCCCCTGTACACGAATCGAAAATGCTGCGCATGCGCTTTGGGCGCGGAGGCTTCTGATGCCGATACATATTCAGAATGTTCTCAACGGCGGGGAGATAGGGCCGATGTGCCGTGCCAGGGCCGACCAGCCGCGATACAGGAGCGGGTGTCAGACGCTTCAGAACTTCCTGCCTATGCCGCAGGGCGGCGTAACCCGCAGACCGGGACTCGTCTATCTGGGCGAGGCGAAAAGTGCTTCGTCGAGACTCATCCCCTTCGTTTTCTCTGAGACACAGGGGCGGATTCTTGAGTTCGGCGAGAAGACCATGCGGATATGGATGCCGAATGGCACGCAGGTGGCCACGTCTGACGGAGGGATCTTTTCCGTCGCAACGCCGTATGCGGCGGCGGATCTTGCCGACCTGCGCTTTGCACAGTCGGCTGACGTTATCTACTTCGCTCACAGGAAGTACCCTCCGCACAAGCTGAGCCGCTATGCCGACAACGACTGGCGGTGGACACAGCTTACTTTTGCCCCGTCCATCGGAGCACCAGTGAACCCTTCGGCTGCCATTGTTGGTACGGGGCTTGGAAATAACGCCAGCACGAGGACATATAAGTATGTCGTGACGGCGGTTGACGACGACACCGGACAGGAATCCGCAGCATCCTCAGCCGCCATCGCCACAGGTGAGTCCCTGACGTCGGCATATGGCGTGAGGATTTCGTGGACCGCTCCCGCGGGGGCCGTTGCCGAGTATCGGATTTACAAACTCAAGGGCGGCATTTACGGCTTTATTGGCAGAGCGAAGGGAACCACCTCATTTGAGGATTACAACATTATCCCCGACGATGGAGACACGCCTCCAACGTATAACACGCCTTTTAGCGGAGAAGGCAACTACCCCGGACTCGTTTTTTTCCATCAGGGACGGCTGGGATGGGCTTCTACCGATAACCAGCCCATGACTGTCTGGCTGTCCCGCTCGAACGAGCTGGAGTCGCTCGCCGAATCAGTCGTCCCCAAGTCTGATGATTCTATCGAAGTGACGCTGGCAGCTACGCAGGCAAATGCTTTTACGTGGCTGCTTCCGGACCGCACTGCGCTCTGTGTCGGCACGACGGGGAACGAGTGGACGCTGGAGCCGTCGGGAAGCGCCATCCTCACACCTGGCAATCCGGCATTCAACAAGCAGACATCGAACGGCGGTGAGTCCCTCCACCCGCTTAACGTTGGTGGAAGCGTCATCTATCTTCAGCGCGGATCCTCTGCGGTACGGGCTTTCGCTTACTCATATAATGAAGACAAGTACGTGGGGCAGGACATCACCATCCTCTCCAGGCATATCCTGCAGGACGTGACTATTAAAGCGTGGGCGTACCAGCAGGAGCCGTATTCCATCATCTGGGCAGTCATGAGCGATGGCACCATAGCGACGTGTACGGCCATGTTTGACCAGCAGGTTATAGGATGGGCAAGGCACAAAACTAATGGCAGGGTGCTTGACGTCGTGACGATCCCCGGGGCCACCGATGACCAGATGTGGTTCCTCGTCGAACGCAGAGTTGGTGGGGTATGGCATACATTCGTTGAGAAACTGGCCCCGTTCTTTGACTCGGATGATCTCGGAGACGCCGTTTTCCTCGATTCCTCTCTGAGCTACTCGGGGGATCCCATTGACCACGTTACCGGGCTCATGCATCTCGCAGGGGAGACTGTTTCCGTGTTTGCCGACGGCGGTACCGTGGAGAACGTTACGGTCGGTACCGATGGTTCCTTCGATTTACACAAAGCTGCCGGTTCTATCACGGTGGGCCTGCCCTTCACGTCACTCATGATTCCATCCCGCCCTGAGCTGGATCTTCAGACGGGAAGCACGATGATGCACAACCGCAAGGTGTCAGAGCTGAGGCTCAGGGTCTACCGCTCGATGTCCTTCGAGATAGGTATTGATGAGGGCAGAACTTTTCCCGTCGTGGACCGCAATGTAGTGAGCGGAAAGTTTAAGACGTCGCCTTTCTGGATGGAGGGAGTCAGCGACCTCTCTTTCGTTCTTGCTGGAGCGTGGAGCGCTGACAGCGTACCGAGGTTTGAGGTGAGCACTCCTACTCCGCTTACCATCCTCGCGATACTGACCACCATGGATGTCAGCCCCAACGTGGGCAGATAGGAGGAGAGTATGGGGCTCAGCCCAATGGGAATGATGGGCGCCGGTATGGCTTTCGGGGCCTTGTCGGGAGGTCTTCAGTCCTACGTTGGAGGTGTGCAGCAGAATGCTGCCTTCACTGTGCAGAGCGCAAACGCGCAGCTCCAGGGAGCGCAGACAGAGATTGCTGCCGCCCAGGCGCTGGTTCAGGCCGAGGATGCACGCTATCAGGCGACCATGTCTGACGTACAGGCCCGGCAGACAGAGGCTGACAGGGACGTTGCCAGAGTCAATTATACGGTTCAGCTCTCGCAGATTGCAAAAGCGAGGGCTGCGCAGAGCACGAAGTACAGGACGGCGCAGGCCGACACCAGGGCACGCATGGGAGCCGCCAATGTGGACTCCTCCAGCGGGAGTGCCCTTTCCGTACTCACGGGCAACGCAGCGCAGTACGGGGCGGCCATGGCAGAGAGCTCCGTTCAGAGAGCGCTTGCCGACTATGGCTACGGACTCACAGATACGAAACTCAAGACTCAGGCCCTTATGCAGAGGAACCAGGCGGACTATCTGCGTAAAACGGGGTCCTTCTACGACAGGACGTATGGCTACACGATGAGGCAGGCTGGCTACTACTATCAGATGTCCGGGCTGTATAGCAGCATGAAGACAGGTACCGCTGGTCTCATTCTGAATGCTCTGGGGGCGGCGGGTATGGGAGCCGTGCAGGGCGGCATCATGTCTGGCGGCCTCAACGCTCTTTCCGGAGGCAGCAACGCTGCAGGCGCGGCCAAATCCGGGACCATAGTCAAAAACGTCCCGGCGAAAACAGGTACGGGGGCAGTAGCATCCGGATTTGGGACTTCCCGTATCAACGGCATCGCCAACAGCATTCTCGCGGCATACAGGAGATAGGACATGATGAGGAACAACATGGGTGGTGCCACGCAGTACATGAATGATACGGGCCTGAATCCCGTCAGCGCTCCATCCAGCCAGACGGGTGCTCCCGGTCCGGCCAGCGTGTCTTCGCCGGGAGGCGTGAGTGGAGCAGGCAATGCGTCAGCCCCTCTGTTCGCCTCAGCGCTGGGGAATCTCCAGAGGCTTGAACGCTTCGGGACGACGGTCATTGCCGCCATCGACAGGCAGAGACAGCAGGACGAGGATGCAGAAATCGTGAGCCGCATCGCCGGCATCCAGCGTCAGTCCCTGGAGTATCAGACCCAGTACAGGCAGGACCATCAGGGGCAGTCAGCTCTCTCTGCAGGCAGGGACTATGCCTCTCACGTAGACGGACTTTTTGACTCTCTCGCCAGGGAAGATAAATGGAAAGGCAACCGCCGCGTGCAGGATGCCCTGCGTGCCAAGAAGGCCGAGTACGGGGCGGTAGCTTTCGCCCGCGGCTCCATCTATGCCGACCAGCAGAGGCAGGCCTGGTACGAGGACCAGCGCAAGGTGGCCGAGCAGGGCTTTTCCGCTGCCGTGGCCAGTGGTGACGGGACTACGTCCCAGCAGGCGAGGGATAACTGCGTAGCCCTGTGGCGTATCCAGAACCCCGGACGGGACAGCAGTGCGTATGAGTTTGAACTGGAGAACAAGGGAGCACGCGGAGCTCTCGACCTTATGGTGGCCCGGGGAGACGGCATCGCGCTTAATGGTGCTATATCCAGATTCCAGCCATATCTCTCCGCGACCGAACTCGCCAGGTACAAGGGGACTGCCGACGCTCTGCTGGAGAACCAGATTGCCGGACGTATGTCCGCAGGGGATTATGAGGGAGCTGCAGCGCTTGGGCGTCAGGCGCTCGGTGGGACCGGTCTTCAGGGGTCTAGGTCCATGACAGGATATGGCGTTCTTGCCAAAAAATATGAAAGCGGCGGCGAGGGCGTCGGCCATGTGTCGCAGGGATTGCAGGCGACCGATGGCAATGATTTTGGCTCCTGGTCTTTCATCACAAAGGGAGGAGCCAAATCCTCGGGAGCCGAATTCCTGCGCTGGTGCGCAGGGCAGGGTGAATTTGGTGCCAGGGTGGCATCGACATTCGACGGGATATTCAACGGCAATTGGGACAATATCGACAGGACAGACCTGTGGGCGAAGGGCGGTGCTGCGCGTCAGGCTTGGAAGAAGCTGGCAGACGAGAACCCCGGGGCTCTGGAACGCCTTGAGGATGCATTCGTCAGCAGGCGGTTTAATGCCGTCATTGATAAGCTCAGCCCTCAGGCCCGGGAGGCGATTCGTACGAATCCGGCTCTCATGGAGATGGCCATTTCCACTATCAACCAGCACAAAAGCGCCATCAGCATTCTCAACTCCTGCTATGACGCAGATCCGGAGGCGTATGGCCGTAAGGTATACGCCATGCGCAGCGACCCCAAACGGTTCGCCGCAACCGGAGACCCTCATATCGGCGAGAGGCGCTTCTCCCGCGAGCTTCCTGACTTCCTCGGCATGCTCCATAGCGGCGGCGTCGGTGGTGGTCCCATCGTTACCAGCGATGTCTCCCGCAAAAATATTGAAGCCCGTCTGAACAACGAGCTCCCCGGTATGCGCATCCTCAAGGATACCGAGGGAATCACAAGTATTGAGGATCGTGAGGTAGCAGCTTGGGAGGCAGTCTCTCAGCTTCCTGCCGGCCAGCGGGACCAGGCGCAAATTATCGTTACGAGAGAGCTGAACTTTATGAAGACCAAACGGGCGGCTGAGGAGGCTAAGTCGATGGCTGATTTCTGTTCTCTTGCCACCTCTCAGCAATGGAGCCCTGTGGAAATTGGCCGTCAGATAGACGCTATGGCATCAAGCGGCAAGTACCGGCCCGAATTTATCAACAGGCTCCGATCTCTGGAGCAGAGTAACAGCAGGGAAGAAACTTCCCAGCAGAAGAAGAACGCCCTCTCTCTGATGGCGTCCGTAGATGCGAACCTCGCAGCAGGCGGGGAATCCGTGAACTACGACTCTACGGAGATCGACAAAGCCTTTGCCAGCGGGGACATCACCTTCACCCAGCGGAACAATATTATTGAGTACGCCCGAAACGGTGGAGCAAGAAGAAACGTCACCGTCGAAAACGTGCAGGATATCTACCGTAGGCTCGTCGACGACAGAAAGGCGGATCTTCCTCCTGAGCTCTTCTCTCAGGTGTATGACAGGCTCAGGAAGGCACAGACCACCGGTAAACCCATAGACAATGAGGCCATCAGCCGCGTTGTGTCGGAGCTTCTGTCCCCGGTTCAGTATGACCGCAGGTTTTGGTGGAATGGAGAGGAACCGGCCTACGAGGCAAATGCAAAAGGACACAAGGTTGTCGGTATGACCGTCCCCGCATACAGGCTTCCCGCCATCAAAGCTCTGATGAAGCAGAAAGGGTACAGCGACGCACAGATAGCGGACGAATCGATGGTAAGGCAATTCTACGCCGCGTATATGCAGCAGAGGAGCAGATAGATGTACGAAGCAGAATTTCCAGTTCCCGAGGGATCCCCTGCAGCCGCACAGACAGAAGATACGGGAGACGCCTCCCGTTTCATGGCCGGCAGCCTGCCTCTTGATGGTGCCGGCCCCATGGGCATTATCTATGACAGGGAGCAGGAGCTGTATGCCGCAGTCCCGGCGCTGGACGATAACGGCCCCATATCTACAGAACGTCAGACCGCGAATTATATGTCCGGTAAGAAGGCGTATGCCTTTTTCGACTCCGAGGAGGACGCCAGAGCATGGCGTACCCAGCATACGACTCCCGAGGCAGTCAGCGCCGCGCGCAGACAACTCCGATCCCAGATGCTCCTGGCAAGAGGAATTACGCCCGAACAGATTGCCAGGGACAAGGCCGTGGCCTCCCGCCTCGGCATATCGTTTGACCTCTACCGGTACAACCGCGATGAGCTGGACGACGAAGATGCAGCCCGCACCATCGAGAGATATGACGGTCTGACGGGGTATGCCGCCACCAGTCCCCTCGCTGCTGCATATGTACGTAGCGATCATGCGGCTCTTGCCTCTGTCGAGGAACTTATCAGGACGAGAGGACTGGACGGAGAAATCCGTGAGTTCCGGGAACCGGGTCTCATGCACTCCTATGACCTTGGCACGAAGCAGGCAGAACTCGCCAGGCTGGGCAATGCATACGCAGCAGGCACCGCCACGGTGGAGGATATCGACAAAGTCAAAGCTCAGATAGCCGGGCTCAGCCGCATGCCATCCACGAAGTTATTCATGGAAAAACCTGAGCGAGGCAGTGACCTTATTGCTGAGGCTGGTAATTGGCTTGCGGATACGTTTTCTTTTTCCAAATTTATGGAGCAGGTGCCCACTTCCGTAGGCGCACAGGCCGCGTCTGCGGCTGAAGGCCTTGGCATGACACTGTCCCTTGCCGCTGCCGGGGCAAAAGCAGGTGCCGCCGCCGGGACTGTTGCAGCTCCCGGTCTGGGGACAGGTGTAGGTGCTGCCATTGGAGGTATTACCGCAGGAACCGCCGGCCTCGCCACATACATGGTCAGGTCCGGACAGCGCACGTACGAGCTTGAGCGCGGAAGCCAGATTGCATCGATGCTGGAAGAGAAGGATGCCGATGGCAACCCTCTTCCAAAGGATGTCGTTGTGGCCGCGGCATCGCTTTACGCTGCCATTTCTACAGGCGTTGAGCTTGGAAGTGATGCGGTCTTTGCCAAGGTGCTTGGTCCGCTGGCCGGGAAGCTGGCAGGGTCCGCAGGGGCAAAGCAGACGGCGCACGCAGCGATCATGCGTGCTGCCAGGGACAAGAATCTGCAGGGGGCTCTTATCGATGCTGGCAGGCGCATGGGCGCGCTGACCGCTACGGAAGGCAGTGAAGAGGCCATCCAGGAAAGCGCCGCCATTCTCACCGAACAGGCCGCCAAGGCGTACGCCAATGCCAGTCGTGGACAGAATTTCAACATGACTCTCGACCCGTCTAAGACCAGGGAACGCATCTCTGATGCCTTCTGGGGCGGCGCCGCAGGTGGTTTCTGGATGGGTGGCGGTCCTGTTATCGCCATGTCGGCACTCAATATCGAGGCCGCGCATGCCGCCCGTAAATTCGCTGACAGGCAGGTGGCCATTCACGAGCGCGTCATGCAGACGCAGATGCGTTCCCTTGACGCAGGAGCCACCATGTCGGCGCTGGAGCATATGGGCCCGGAGATGTCTGAGAATATGGTCATCCCGCTGGACGCAGCCGTTGCTCTCCATCAGGAGGGCACGGATATCCTCACGCCGCTTGGACTTTCTCTGGAGACGGCGCAGGACGGTGCCGCCAAAGGTATGTCCATTACGGTTCCGCTGTCAGCTATGCACGCCACACTGGATTCCCGGCAGTTCAGGAGTGCGGCCGAGATAATGCACCGTGGCGATGAGGCGGCCAGCGCATCCGATGCCGGCTTTTCTGCGCAGGATTTCGGCGAGGCGCTGGCACAGGCCGCCTCCGACATGGACGCCATGGCCGCCGAGCGCGAAGGCGTGGCTCATCTATCCAAGGAACAGATATCCGACCTCGATGCAGCGCAGGGAGAAATGCGTGATCAGCTCGTTGCGGCTATCGGGTCCCAGCCCAACCTGAAGGCTCAGGCTGAGGCCAGTGGCGGGGTTCAGCAGTATGCCGGCGCACTCCTGGAGACGTGGCGGCGCTGGGCCCTCCAGATGAGCCGGCGCACAGGAGAGAACCCCGCCGATATCTACAGGAGGATATCCTTCTCCGGCGGCCAGCAGATAGACCAGTCCACCCCCGTCAAAGGTACCACCGGTGTGCAGGGCGTTACCTCCGGAACCAGGTTATCCGGAGAGAGACCGGCGCAGGCCAAAGGGCTCACCAATCCCGGCAGTATCTCATCTATGGACAGGGGTATGGGGAGCGTGCTGCGGCAGGCCGTGGCTCCGGACAACAGACTCAAGGCGGATTCGGCCTTATGGCGCACGAGGGTGGACACCCTTACGTCTAAACCTTCAAGGGCTGTACTTATGCTACCCCAGAGCCCTATCGTCATGACTTTGGTTGGGTCCGATATACACGAACTATATGCAGATAATCATCTTTTTGATGGCATATTCCCTGGGCACGCAAAGAAAGGGCACCATGAACACCCGGAGATTAGTAGGAAGATCCTCAAGCAACTCCCAGAAGCGATAGCTGACCCCATTGCGATCTTCAAATCCTATGATCCCAGGACTGGTCAACATAGAAAAGGTACCTATGTATTCATAGTAAATCTGTATGATAAAAATGGTAACACGGTAACCATTCCCGTAAGAGTCAACAAAAGAGGAGAAGGCTCTGCTGTCATTGATTTGGTAAAAACCGCTTTCGGTTCAAAGTCAAAAGATGGAACGCCTAATGGACAGTTTGCCGAGTTGCTGAGGAGCAATAAAAAAGACCTGTGTTATGTAAACACAAGTCTTCTTTCTCGCTGGGTTGAGCGTAATTCCCCGCTGCTGGGCGGTTCGTATGTCTCAACCCTAGCGGATGAACTAAATATATCCACAGAACAAGATCTTCGCAAGCTCAAAGATGAAAACCCGACTATGTACCAAGGGGGAGATGCTGGTCGTATCATCAACGGCCAGGTGCGCTTCAACGAGGGTGAAGGCAACTACGTTGTGGAGCTCTTCAAAACGGCCAATCTGTCTACGCTGGCCCACGAGATGGGACACATCTACTTTCTCGAGATGCAGAGGGCCGTGGAGAATGGCTTTGCCGATGAATCGATGCAGAAAGACTACGGGAAGCTGTGCGCCTATGTCGGTGCCAAACCCGGTGTCCGCTGGACTGTCGACCAGAATGAGAAACTGGCCCGAGCCTGGGAGACTTATCTGCGTGAAGGCAGGGCTCCCAGCTCCGTGCTGGAAGAGGCGTTTGCAAGGTTCCGCCAGTGGCTCACGAAGATCTACCGTGAGCTCTCCATGCTCAACGTTGAGCTGAACGATGAGGTGCGGAGCGTGTTCGACAGGATGCTGGCAACTGATGCAGAAATCGAAGAGGCCACCATCCAGCACGGTATTGTAGATCTAACTACCGGCGAGCTTGACGCTCTGGGGGTGGCGAAGCCCCAGCAGGAAGTCACCCGCAAGGTCATTCAGACAGCCAAAGCCATCGCTGCACAGCGGCTGCAGGAGAAGCGGGAATATGAGCGTACCCAGCGTCTGGCCGATTACCGCAGGCAGGCCGCTAAAGAGGTGGATGCGCTTCCGTCCTCTCAGGCCAAAGCGGCTATGCGGAAGACCCCTCTCAACAAGGATGCACTTATCGCTGCCGTAGGTGAAGAAGCCACCCAGGAGCTCATGGCCAGAGGGGTCGGTCTGGTCAGCGAAAAGGGAGAGGCCGATCCGACCATTCTTGCTGCCCGGCATGGCTATGCCAGTGCCGAGGATATGGTTTCCGACATTATCAGTAGCAGGACGAAGAAAGAGGCAGTCGAGGAAATTGCCCAGGCAATGGAGGCAAAGTACGAGGCTCAGTATCAGGCCATCGACGAGGTGGTGGCAACGGAGGGAGTTCACGCCCATCTCGCCGCCGTCGGCAGTGCACTGGCCAGGGTAGCCGGACGCGCCTATGTCCAGCAGCAGGCCATTGCAGCCATCGCCGCTGAGACGCTTGCCGGTATGAATATGTTTGATGCTATGCGGTCTGCCTCTTTCCGGGCGAACATGCGCAATGCCCTCCGTTCGGAGCGCAGGGCCATTGCTTCGGGAGATTACAATGCGGCCATCGAAGCCAACACCAGGGCCCGCATTCAGTTAGAGCTCGCGCGTCAGTCTCATGATTTGTCTGAGACACGGGACAGGCTGGAGCGTCAGGTTAAGCGTTTCTATGGCTCAAAGAGCGCCCCGGAACGTTCCAAAGCGTTCCTCTTCGCTCTGGCGTCCCGTCATGATTTCGGCCCGACGCTGGCCGCCGCTGAAAAGTATTCCATCAAGGACCTCAACGAGTGGCAGGAGGAACTGAAGAAGAACGGGTTTGAGCTCCTTCTTGATCCGGAAGTCATGTCGACAGACACCCCATGGACGGCCATGACAGCCGTTCAGTTTTCCGAGCTGGCCGACGCCATCAGGCAGATTATTATGGTTGAGCGAAATCAGCGCAAACTTCTGACGTCCGACCGTAAGGAAAGTCTGAAGGAGATGTGCGAACAGCTTGCAGCTTCCATCACGGCTCATGGCAGGCCACAGTTTCAGAAAACCGTCGAGGAAGAGTCCCGCATCGTCTCCACGCTGAAACGTATCCACGCAAGCCACACCAAGATCGAGGAGCTGTGTCTCCAGATGGACGGCGGAAAGCAGGGACTGGCATGGGAGCTCATCTATCGCCCCATCGCGCAGGCTGATTCTGCCCAGGCTCTCAAACTCAGGGAAGTGCGAAAGTATCTCAAGGATAATATTTTCGGCATGTACACAGCGAAGGAACTCTCCGTCATGGGTCTGAAGAAGAAACTTGTGCCGTCCATCGGTGAGTCTCTTACGAAAGAGAACCGCATTGCCGTGGCTCTTAATCTGGGGAACCAGACGAACAAGGAGCGCATCATGACCGGGCATAAGTGGTCGGAGGCGCAGATAGCCGACATCGTGTCCGAACTGGACGCACGAGACTGGAAGTTCGTGGAAGCTGTGTGGAAGTACTTCGAAACGTTTCGGCCCGAGTCCTTTAGGGTTCAGGAAGAGATCACCGGCGTGCGCCCCAGAGCTGTTGAGGCAACACCGTTCCAGGTGACAACTGCGGACGGCAAACCCCTGACACTCTCTGGCGGTTACTACCCCATCAGGTACAACTCCTCTAAATCCTTCAAACAGTTCGCCCGCGACCAGAAGGAGATGGATCAGGAGTTGTTCGGTGGCAGGAACTACGGAACCGCCCAGACAAAGCACGGACATCTCAAGGAGCGCCAGGCGGGTGGCAATGAATCACCGCTTCTTCTGGAGCTTTCTGTCATCCCGGATCATCTCTACAACACTGTTCACGACATCTCTTTCCGTAAGGCCATTATCGATGTGGCGCGCGTTATCCGCAGCGAAGACGTGCGTTCGGCTATCGAGAACTTTGCTGGGAAAGAATACTACCGTCAACTCATGCCCTGGTTGCAGGACTGCGCTCAGGAACGCCAGGACCCCATGTCTCAGTTAAACGCCCTGGCGAGATGGGCCAGATCCGCAGGATCCATCATGACCATGGGATTCAAGGCCACCACCATTCTGACCCAACCCGTTGGCATTACCCAGACCATCGATGTAATTGGCGCGAAATGGACCATGGCCGGACTTCTCAAGGTTTTCGGCAATCCTTTCCGCCTCGGCGAGCTGTGGGAAGAAACTGTGGCCCGCAGCGCCTTCATGGCAACCCGCGTGGAGAGTTACGACCGAGAGATACGCGATATGGCCAAGAGCCTTCAGGTGGGAACGGTCCGCAACTGGGTTAACATCCTCAAGCAGAAGGCTTTTGTCCCTATGGGAATCGTGCAACTCGGAGTTGACCTGCCTACTTGGTGGGGGGCGTATGAGAAGGGCCTCACCGATTACAGTGGTGACACCGTCCGTGCCGCAGAATACGCCGACTCCTGCGTCAGGCAGGCGCAGGGTTCCGGCTCCACGAAGGATCTCGCCGCTATCCAACGAGGCTCCGACCTGCAGAAGCTTTTCACGATGTACTATTCGTACTTCAACACACTCTACAATCTTGGAGCCAGGCACATCCGTGAGCTCCGCGATGACTTTTCTCCCTCGGGAATTTTCCGTGCGGCCAACTCAGCGCTCCTGCTGTGGTTCATTCCCTGTGTACTCTCCGAAATCATAGCTGGGAGGGGACCTGACGATGACGAGGACTGGCGTATCTGGGCGGCACGAACGGAACTGGCTTATCCGTTTCAGAGCATCATGGGCGTGCGTGATGTCGTGAACGGTATTGCCTCGGCTTATGGCTATCAGATGTCTCCTGCCTCTGCAGCTCCCGAGAGTATTGTGGCGTTCGGACGCTCTATTATCAAGGCGCTGGAACACGATGAGCCAGCCGCGATGGTGAAACCCGCCCTCAAAGCTACTGGCTACCTTTTCAGCCTGCCCATCGGGCAGCCGCTCATTACCTGCGGCAATATGTGGGACTATATCACAAATCCTCGTTCCGAGTTCTACGTTCGAGACCTGTTCTTTGTGAAACCTGAGAGCAGGAAAAAGAGAGAAAAATCTTACTAGGAGACAAGGCATTTCTGCACAAAGGTGATCGCGTCATGCAACGTGAGGGGAAGCTCCAAGCATCGACAAGGTTGCGCAGAGGTTCCCTGTCGGGGACTCCAGAAATAAAAAAGCCCCCTGGGCTGGTATATCCCAGGGGGCTGTGCGGCGGACCCCCAGTTTTATGTATATGGTGCAAATGGTGCGGATCAATAACTTAACTTACTGAAAATACATATTTTCCTATCTTACCGTGGCCAGGCCGGCCTGCAGGGCAAGCACGGCCTTTTCCGGAAGATCCGTCCGGAGGGCGAGCTTCGTGATGGCTTCCGTGTCCATGAGATATCTGCGGATGACGTCGATGGACAGGGGAATCTCTCCGCGGTCGCGCATTTCCACGAGCACGAACATGAGACCCGAAATGAGGGTCTGCGCGTTGGAGGAGAAAATGGCGTTGCCGCTGCTGTCGTCGTCGCCGGGCATGAGCGAGAAAAGCAGCTGGGTGAGCTGGTTGGCGCCGCCCACGGCGAAGGGATTCTGGGTGTTGGACTCGTGCCGCGGCGTGCGCGTCAGGCCGCTTTTTCCGGACGGCCCGCCCGCGCGGCTGACCATGTACGAGAGGAGGAGAAAATCATCGTCGCGGCCCATTATGCGGCACATGGTGTAGAGCTGGACGGCGAGCTTCGGCGCGGCCTTGGGGTCGACGTAGAGCAGCCCGCCGCCCACGGCCAGATAATTGAAGGCCAGGGACACGAGCGTCTCCGTCTTGCCCGATCCCGTTGTTCCCAGAATGAGCATGTGCGTGAGGATGTCGTCGCGTGAAATCCAGAGCTCGCGGTTGGCCTCGAGATCGTTGCCGATATAGAACATGCCCCGGGCCCGGCGGAAGGAACCCTGTGGCGTCATGTCTCCGTAGTCCTTTCCCTTCCAGGACTGCGGAACGCGCATGGGCAGGATATCGCGGGACACGGCCACCCTGCGGCAGAGGCAGAGCAGGGCGAGGAGCGGGAGGACGGGAAAGGCTGTGGCGGGCTCGAAGGCCATGAGCCCCAGGGCCGCGCAGAAGGCCGCCGCGTATCCGCCCTGCCCGAGAAGCGCGCCGAAGAAACGGGAGGAGACGGGGCGTATATCCCGGATCACCTCCTCCCTGCTGTGTTCCTGGACACGGTCAACGCCGTAATAACCTTTGTGGGCGCGGAAGGGCATACAAACTCCTTCTACCGGAAGCTGCTGTCCGGTGACTCTGAATCCGGGGAGGATAACTGATCCGCTGCGATCCAGCCTTCCTCGTACATGGCTCTCTCAAGGGCCCTGACCGCCTCCTCCACCTGCGGCTCTTCAATGCCGCGGGATGCGGGATCGACACGGGATATGGCTGTCTCCGTCATGTAATGGGCCCACAGGCCGGCCGTCTCGGGCCAGGCCGTGCGGCGGCCGAGGTTGTTCAGGAGGTACCAGAGCTGTCTGTTGACGGGCCGCAGCCAGATGAACTCGGCAGTGGGAAGGACGCCTTTGGTGCGGGCTGCCTCGTAGAGGGCCAGCAGGGCCGTGTCCCGCCAGAAGCTGTGCGGTCGCAGGAATGCCGCAGCGCGGGGATCCTGCAGGAGCGCGTCCATGCGTCCGGCGAGCCCGCCGGGAAGATGCGTGTCGAGGACGTAGCCCCTGGCCCGGCGCGCGGGGCGGAAGAAAGGGGGCCTGAGGGAAAGGGAAGCTTTTCTCTCTTTCACGGGCGCGCGGAAGGAAAGGCTCATTTCGTCGAGGAGGCGCTGCGCTTCCTTCTTTCTGTCAAGCGCGTGCAGAACGAAGGCGCAGGCGAGCTTCTTCAGATAGGGTGGGAGATTTTCCCAGCCCCGCCACGGCTCCCTGAACGCCGTAGCGTAGTAGGCGGCAGCCCGCTTCCTGTCAAAAATGACCGTAGCTGAGGGATCGAGCCAGGGGGAGGAAGGGCTGGCGAGCCCGGTGGAGTCGAGAAGCTCGTCCGCGGGAATGCGTTTTCCCTCTCCGTCCCTGAGCAGCCCCTCCCCGGCGCAGAGCTGGAGAGGCTGCCTGCCCGCGCGCCAGGGGCCGCTGTCCAGCGGCTCGTTCAGGATACCGCCCGGCCAGTTTACGGCAGGGGCCACGCAGGGGTTGAAGGGCATATCCTCACGCAGAAGGCTGCGCATGCCGAGTGTGCGGCGGAAATGTTCCGCGGGTGAGATTCCGGAACCAAGCCGGAAAAGCAGAAAACCGAGCGGCAGGCCGAGAATCCAGACGTACCAGCGCGCCGACTTCGAGAGCACGGCGAAAGCGAGCGGGGGGCTCACGGTTCCGGGGTCGAGCGCGGAAATCCTGGCCGCGGCTTCCGCATAGCCCGGAGCAAACAGCGCCAGGGGGCGGAGCAGGGCGGCCGAGAGCCTGAGCATGGCTTCGGAAAGGGCCGGCCCCCATGCCCTGAGGAGCAGCGCCGCCGCGAAAACGAGCAGAATGAAGAAAACGAGGGGCAGGGCTGCGCCCTGCCCCCGGACATCATCAGCAGGCATATTCCTCCAGGGGAAAAGGTGTGTCCGGAGGAATAATAAAATATTTTTATAAGGTCAAAAGATTTTTATATAAAGATATGAAAAAGCGCCGGCTCAGGACTGGCGCTTGGGGGAACAGAATTAGTCCCTGTTGGGATTCACTTCCTTGAGCAGCTTCATTTTCATGGCGTAGTAACCGAGGCTCATGTCGAGGTAATGCTCGTGGGGATTGGTGAAGCGCTGTTCCTCGGTCCAGATTTCATGATCGAGCTGGCGTTTCACGAAGGCCTGGATTTCGGAGAGGCTGGGCTTCGGGCTCACGCGGCGTCCCTGCCGCAGCACGGGCACCTGCATTTCCTTCGCCTGACAGTATTTGAACACGGGCGTTTTCCAGGGCCTGCGGGAATCCACGCAGCAGTATTCCTCGGAGAAGTCCGGTGTCTCGTCGTGGGCTGTGATGAGGTCGGCCACGGCCTTGCCGTCCGGCCTGTAGATGCGCCAGACCTTCTTCCAGCCCGGATTGGTGATTTTGGCCGCGGAGGCGGAGACCTTGATGCGGGGCACGAAGACGCCGTTTTCCTCAACAGCGGACATCTTGTAAACGCCCTCGAAGACGGGATCGCTCTTGGCCGTGATGAGGCGCTCGCCAACGCCGAAACTGTCTATCTTCGCGCCTTCCTTGAGGATGGACTCGATGGTGAATTCATCGAGGCTGTTGGAAGCCACGATGGAGCAGTCCGTAAGCCCGGCCTCATCGAGCATTTTGCGGGCCTTTATGGAGAGATAGGTGAGGTCGCCGGAGTCAATGCGTATGCCCCTGAGGCGCCTGCCCATCGGCTCGAGCACTTCCCTGGCCGTGCGGATGGCGTTCGGCACGCCGGACTTGAGGACATTGTAGGTATCCACAAGCAGGATGGTGTTGTCAGGATAGGTCTCCGCGTAGTGCTTGAAAGCCTCGAATTCGGAATCAAAGTACATGACCCAGCTGTGAGCCATGGTGCCGCTGATGGGAATGCCGAATTCCTTGCCCGCGAGCACGGTGGCCGTGCCGACTGCTCCTCCGATGTAGGCGGCTCTCGCGCCGTAAATGGCGGCGTCCATGTTGTGGGCGCGGCGGGCGCCAAAGTCGGAGACGAGGCGTCCCTGGGCAGCGCGCACGATGCGGTTGGTCTTGGTGGCGATGAGCGACTGGTGATTGGCCTGGGCCAGAATGGCCGTCTCCACGAACTGCGCGTCAATGGCCGGAGCGGCTACGGTGAGGACGGGCTCGTTGGGGTAGATGATGGACCCTTCGGGGAAAGCGTCCACATCGCCCCTGAAATGGAAATTCCTGAGCCATTTCAGAAATTCCTCGTCAAAGCAGCCGAGGGAGCGGAAGTAGTCTATGTCCTCGTCCTCGAAGTGGAGGTTGACGAGATAATCGATGATCTGCTCGAGGCCCGCGAAAATGGCGTAGCCGCCGTTGTCGGGATTCTGGCGGTAGAAGAAGTCGAAGATGACCCGGTTGCAGGGTTTCTGGCTGCGGAAATAGCCGTAGCCCATGGTCATTTCGTAGAAGTCCATCATCATGCTCAGGTTGCGTCTGTCTGACTGCAGCATGCTATTCTCCTGATTTCGGTGTCCCCGTTGTGCGCGGAGTGTGAGAGGTGTGCCCTGTCCCTGCGCCGGAAAGACGCCCGGCCGGGCTGAAAGCGTGTTCTGGAAACAGAATAGAAAGCAGAACGGGGAAGTCAACGATCCAGGACACAAAGAACGGGCATCGGCTCTTTTCTGCGGCCGGGCCGTCCCCGCTGTGCCGTGGAAAAAGAGCGGGACTCCATCCCGTGTTCCGCGGTGTACGGGCGCCGCGCCTCAGAGAAAGGCTGCCTTCGCGGAAAACCTTTTCCCCGGTTTTCTCTTTGCGGTTTTTCCGGAGGGAGCGCAGGGAGCACTCCGCATCCGTTCCATGACGTCAGGCATTCTGAAAAAAGCGGCAGGCAGGAACTCTGAATTCCTGCCTGCCAGACCATCTTTTCCACGAAACCGGAAAGGGACATGGGGCCGATGCCGGTACCGTCCCGGGAGGGCGCGGCATCAGCTCCGGGGGAAGTTCTGCCGTAACTTTTCTGCGGAGGAGGGCGGGACGTGCCGCCCTGCTGTCTCCCGGGTTCCGCCCCGCCGGTCTTTGGCGTCTTCCGGCCTGGCGGAAATCAGAGTGCCGCTTTGGGGAAAGGCTATTTCACGAAGAAAACGCGGCCGGGCTTTCTTTCATGCGCTCTGGGCATTTCTCCGTCAGGGTAGCCGAGTATGAGGTGCCCGATGCCTTCCCAGTCGCCTTCGATCCCCTGTTCCTTCAGGAACTGTTTCCACTCGGGGCGTTCAAATTCTTCTCTGGCCCTGTGGATCCAGCAGCTGCCGAGGCCCAGTGTGGAGGCGGCCAGCATCATGTTGCCGAGGGTCAGACTGCCGTCGTACACCCTGGTGGGCGAGGCCTTGCTGGCAAGCACGACAAGAACGACAGGAGCGCCGTAGAAGGGATCACCCTTCGTGCCCATAATTTCGGCGTTGGCAGCGGACAGCCTGTCGCGCACCTCTTTATTGGTGACGGCGATGATGATGGTGTCCTGTCTGTTCATGCCGCTTGCCGCGTACAGGCCGGCACTGATCACGTTGCTGATGGCATCCTGGGGAACCATGTCAGGCTTATATTTGCGGACGCTGCGTCTTTTTTCCATAGCTTCGAGAATGGCGTTCATAACAAACCTCCTGTTTCTTATTGATTAACATACTGCCGTGATGCCTTCCAGCGGGCCGGCTGGGGACCACAGGGGAATCCCTGTCAGGGATCTGCACGTGGCAGAAGAACGTGCAGAGGGGAGCTGCCCGGGGTGGTCCTCTTCCGCTCTGCTGCCGCACAGCAGAAAGGGGTTGATCCTGTCAGAAGGTTTATTTCCTCTGCTGGTGGCCGTTTTCCCCTGCATGATAAGGTTCCAGATCCGGCAGACACACGTATCCTGTCCCCATAACGGCGGTGCCTCTGCAGGCTGAAGTATGATGGAAACGGGCAGGCCCCGGAGCAGTTCCGGGGCGTTCTTTCACCAGGACAGGCGGATGACAGAAATGTATCAGCGTGTTCCTGCTTTCTGTATGTGCTGACCGGAAAGGATTGGCAGTATGTCCGCATGGGCGTGCGCACATATTGGACTGCCCTGTCTGAATGGATTCAGGGATGCGGCGTGGCGCACTGCGTTGGACACAGGGAACGAAATGATGCAGGGAAGCTTCTTCCCTGCGTGCTGACAGGAAAAAAGCTTTTCTGAGCACACAGTTTAGGTGACAGCCGGCCAGGTGTCTGAAAATAGCCGGAAAGGGGAGCAGGACTGTCTCTTCCGGTGCTGGCAGGGACAGCAGGCATGCAGGAAGAACCTCCTCTTCAGGCGGAGAAATATTTTTATGCAAAAGATGAAAAGAGTCAGCTGTTGCTTATAATTTTCATTAGGATTAGAGCTTTGTGTCAGGGGGGGATCTGGATGAAATTTCTGTCTTTCTGGCGTGAAGATCCGGCGTCGGTACCGTAAGATTTCTCTGTGCAATCCGGAGGAAAGACGGCATGCCCCTGGCATTGTTTTAAGATGTTGTATAGAGTGATCATATTTTTACATTTTGAAAAAGTTTCCTCTTCGTAAATAATTCTTTGTTTGTATTACATTGATATTGTTTGCGTTGTGCGGTTTTCCGGAACGAAGTGTTCTATTTCATTAGTAAATATAGTATCCAATACATGACAACTACTCATGTTATATTGGATTGAATAAAAAATAATTTTTTGTTTTATAAACTGGAAAATTATTTATCGTATCTGTTTTATCTTTTTTGTACAAAATGATAAAAACGGATGTAGGGAAAAGATAAATTCCTCCGTGTGGGCTGCACGGTGATGAAGCGTTCTGCCGCTGTTCCAACTGCAAGGCTGGCAGAGCCACCTGAGGAGGCATTATGAAAAACTGCAGAAGACTGTCCGGCAGAAAGACCGGCTGTACATTTACATCTTTGGGAAAGCGGCCCGGAATCAGGACCGCCGGGAAAGGGCGCCTGCCGGAAGAGAGCGGAAAACACGGAATTTCGGGCGGTATTTTTCTCGCGAGCGCTCTGGCCGCGTGGTTTTCCCTGCTTCCCGGAGGTCAGGCCCGGGCTGAAGAGGGTATTGTCGTTCCGGCCGGCACTGTCATCGCGGGCGGCGGACAGACTTCGAACTATGATCATTTCAGCTGGCAGATGAACCAGACGCTTCCCTCTCCGGATATCACGTTTGAGGGAAACAGCGGGGGCGGCGTTGAAGCCAAAGGAGGCTGGCGCTCGGTCTTCCTTTTTGACAATACCAGTGCCCAGGGAGCCGAAGGGGCCGGAGCGGGAACGACCAATGGCCTTCATTTTACGGCCAGCAATGCGGACATTCACAGCGGTTTCGCTTCAGTCATTGTCAATGCCGATACAAAAGCGCACGGGAATGTCATCGCGCTGACGGATACGGCGCTCTATGGCGACTGGGGAAATGCCATAGGCGCTCTTATTGCCACAGCCGGCGAGATTTCGGACAACAAAATCTCGCTGTCCGGGGGAAGTGTCAGCTCATCCCAGGCCGTACTGCTGCTCGGCAATGTGCCTTTCACGCGGACTGCCGAAGAATATGTATTTACCTACGGGCCCGGTGCCGCTGAGAGAATAAACGGCAATACTGTTGAAGCCAGCGGAACAAAACTGACGTCCGCCGTCGGGGGAATTGTCTCCGTGGCCGCGGCTTCTCAGGAAGTCAGCGGCAATACATTCACGCTGGATTTCGGCGATCCTGGCAAAACTTCCGCCGATATCGAAACAGCGGGCTTCAGCTTCATCTCGGCAGGACGCATGAATTCCTCTTTGGACAACTGCGATATGCCCTCGGCCGCCGCTGTTTCCTCTGATAATGTCCTGACCCTGAAGAACGGCATGATAGCCGCCCCTGTCTCAGCTGACGGACGGAGGGGCGACGCGTACCTCGGCTTCTTCGGCGTCAGGGCTGATGTCCAGTCCAGCAATACCCTCAACCTTGAAAACGTTACGCTGGAAGGTTTTCAGTTCCCTCAAAGCAGGGACGGCATCGTTGGGCTGAGCGGCAGGCAGATTTCGGACAGCACGGTGTCCGTGAAGGACAGCGGGGTGTGGTCCATGGGATCCGACAGCGGCAGCTACAGCACCAATTCGAGTATCGTGGCCATACAGGGCGCCATGTCCATGGATAAGGAACTGGGAACAGGCACGGCGTCCGGGTACACGGTTTCCGGAAGCAGAGTCAGTGTGGAGAATTCCATAATTCATTCCGGCGGCGGCGTGTACGGTATTGCCGGTGATCTGAACCTTGCGGGAGGAGAAGGCCGGCACAACGTCCTGAATTCCGCCACAGATAACACCATATGGGTAAAAGGCTCGTCCATTTCGAGCCCCCATCAGACGTCGATAGGCATTATTGCCACAAAGGCCTCAGGCAATACTATCATTCTGGATTCTACAACCATTAATCCGGCAAAGAATGCGGCGGCTGAGACTTCCGGGGTGATTGGCATACTTGCTCCGGAAACAGCGGATAACAACACGATCTCCATCACCGGCGCCACCGACAGCAGCGGTGCGAACGTCAACAGTATTTTTTCGTTTATGGGCATGGCGGGCATAGCCGGCAGTGAGGTAAGCGGCAATAATTATACAAATCCCAGTGGCGGCACGCTCACGGCGTCCAATAACAGGATTGCTGTGCAGCATATGGATCTTGTCGGCCAGCTGAACGGTATCACCGGCATTGCGGCGAAGAACGCTTCCGGAAACACTATCATCTTCAGCGACGGGACCATGTCCGGCAGCTTCGGCTTCATGGGCATCGGCATGCGTTCCACCTATTTTGATCAGAGCTGGAATAAAACCCTGGTGCACTATTCCGAAAGCGCTGACGGGAATACCATCATTCTGCGGAACGGCGCTATAAAGAGCGGTGATTCAGCGGTCAGTGTCTGCGGGATTAAGGCCAGCACGATTACCGGCAATATCCTCACAGCCGACAATTTCAATATCCTTGGCGACGGATCGGATTATCATGTCCCGCAGAAGGTTGTCGGCCTGAGCGCAGACGGGAGCGTCACTGGCAACACGGTTTCCTTTACGAATGTGACGCGGCTGTCCGCTGGTGTCGAAGGGATGAATGGCGTGGCGGGCAGTACCGTAGAGAATAATACCATCAGTTTCAGCGGTAAGGGAAAAGACGCATCGGTTCTTGATTCCGCTGGCTGTATCTTCGGGATCAGGGGTGTAGACGCCCCCACAAACTACTGGCCGATGCAGAATTATCTGCCTGCCGCCAGAGCTGCCGGCAACACCATTGCTGTGCGGAATCTCACCCTGATCTCCAATGAGGGCGGTGAAGGCCTGCTTGGCATCAAGGTCAGCGATACAGCTGCCGGAAACAGTATCTTCCTTCAGAACTGCGATATAAACAGTGCTCAGGGCCTGGCCGGCATAGGAGTCGGTGTGGGATTTCTGCCTGTGACAGTCAGAACGACTGACGGCAGCCAGATCACATATACGGGAACTTCATCGATCACCGGAAACACTATTGTTCTTGATAACGTAACGTTACGCGTCGGTGAATCCGAAAAAGGCCAGATTAACAGCGGCGCGGGTATCTATGCGGCCAGAGGAACCCTGTTATCTGGCAATACCCTCGTGGCCAGCGGAATCGAGATCAAGGAACCTGAATTTGCCGGAAACAGATGGGTCATTCCTCTTTATGTTGGAGGTTTCGCCGCTTCCGGAGAGGCATCGGATAATACTGTCAGCTTCTCCGGCCTCAGGGGGATCAAGGCTTCCACAGGCGGCATCTTTGCGCTTGCCGCCGAAACGGCCAGAAATAATACCATTTCCCTGAGCGGGGAAGGGGACTGCATGCTGAAAACCGGCGGCTCCGTTGCCGGCATTATCGGTCAGCAGCTCGGCACCAACATCCCCGTTTCCTGGGCAGCGGTGAATGCTGACGGAAACCGGATCAGTCTGGAAAATATCAATATTGACTCACAGATCAGGCCGGTCTCTTCTGTCAATTACGGCGGTCCTACCGGCAGTGTCATGGCCATAGCCGCCAAAAACGCCGCGAACAACATTATCACCCTGCAGGGTGGAAGTGTCACAACCCATCTCACGGGCGCCGCAGGCATCGCTGATATTCCCAGAGGGAATTTCACGTATTCCGATACGGCCATGAACAATGTCATAAGCGTCTCCGGCACGTCCTTCACCTTTAAGGATCAGGTCACGGCCGGCCTGGCCGGCATTCAGGCCGTGAAGGCCGGGGGCAATACGGTTGCCATGACCGGCGTTGAGATAACGGATACCGAGGACACCACGAAGTACGCGCCCGTATCCGGCATCGTCGGCGTCTCCGGCTCGTCCGTGACCGGCAATACGGTGTCCTTTGAGGGCACCATCAATTCCGCCAAGCACTATATAGATGGACTGCAGGCAGCCGTGGCCTCCGGCAACAGGCTTGCCGTGCAGAATTCCCGCATCAGTTCGGACAGAGCGGTTTGCGGCCTTACAGGCATACATATCATCGACGGCCCCACCGCTTCTGACGGCGCGGGACATACCACGCTCCTGAAGGTTGCTGACACGGGCCGGGTGTATAACGTGGACAGCACACAGGATAATGTTCTTATCGTTAATAATTCCTCCATTACCTCGGGAGAGGAAGGCGTTGCTGGCATACACGTGGGCGGGACGTCTGCCAGGGACAGTATTTTTCTTTCCGGGGCGGCCATCAGCTCGGCTGCCGGCGTGGCGGGTATTTCCGCGTGGGTGAATCCTGGAAGTATTGAGGTGGAGGCTGCGGGCGCGGCCAGCGGCAGCACGGTGTCCATAAAGAATTCGGACATTGTTTCCACGCAGGGGGCCGTGTACGGCATCCGGGCGGATACAATAACGGACAGCGCTTTCGAGCTGCGTGACAGCAACGTAAAGGCCGAGGGGTATACGAACGGAGATGCCGGCGGCCTGGTCGCGGAAAATGCTTCCGGCAATACGGGTGTGCTTGGCGGAAAACTTTCCTTCATCGCCCCTGTTGGTTCCCTCGATGTAATTCGGGCGTTCGCACGCGGCACGGAAAATACGGGCTGGTTCGATCACGTGGAGATTTCGGTGCCTCTGCTCTACTTCGTGCATGCCGAGCGCCGGGCAAACAACAACAGCCTTCTTGTGGAGGGTGGCACCATTAACGCCGACCTCCGCTGTGCGGAAAGCGATCAGGGCACCTCTGCCAGCGGCAACACAATGGTGATGCGGGGAACGACAGTGAACGCCGGGGTCCTGGCCACGGCAGAGGCGCGCGCCGGTGAGGCCGATGGCAACACGATGATCATTTCCTCCTCCAGTGTTACGGCAGAAAGGGCCTCCGCCGGCATAAGCGACGGCTCGAGCGCCAAGAACAACAGCGTCTCCGTTTCCGACAGCGTGTTTTCCGGTCACCTGGCCGCGGGCATGACGAAGAGCGGCGACGTGAGCGGCAACACGGTTCTCGTGAGGAACAGCCGCGTGGGCGGCCATGTCTATGGCGGATTCACCGTCAGCGGCCTCGCGGGCGGCAATACCGTTATTCTGGAGGACAGCCACGTGTCCGGCTACGTGTACGGCGGCCAGAGTGAAGCAGGACACGCCACCGGCAACACGGTCATTGTCCGCAACACGTCCGTGAGCGGCGGCGTGTACGGCAATTATATCGGCACTGGCGATGCCGGCCATAACTATGTCTATATCAACAGCGGCATCGGCGGCGGCGTGGAGGCCTCGCATACCCGCTCCGGCGACGCGTCGGACAACGTCATTGTCATGGAAGGCGGCACGGTCTTCGACCGTCTCTATGGCGGTTATACAGAGGACGGATCGGCCAGCCGCAACAGCATCACCGTGACCGCCGGCCGGGTGCGCGCCGCCGTGGTCGGCGGCTACGACGATGGCACGGCTGTGGACAACACGGTCACGCTTTATGACACGGCCAGTTTCGCGGGATCTGACCTGTACGGCGGAAAGACAGACGGAACGTCCTCTGACGTTTTCACCGGCAACACCCTGAATCTGCACGGCCAGATTCAGGCGGACAGCCTGCAGAACTTCCAGAACCTGAACTTCTCCGACGTGGCTGACGGGACGCCCAGCGCGGATCTCGCGAAATCCGCCGTCCTGGGCGACGGGAAGGGGAGTTTCACCAATGTCTCCATTCAGAATCTGAGAAATCAGTCCGGGGATGTGCCCGAAGAATATGTCCTCGTCCACACGCCTGCGGCCTCGTCCAGTTTCACTGGCACGAACCTCTACGTGAACGGCGCAGACACCGTGACCATCGGTTCCGACGGTTCCTATGTGCCGTATACGGGCACAGTGTCCAATGACGGCACCGTGGACAATGAGACCGGCACAGCCGGCATGACGCGCTCCCAGGCCGGGCTCACCAAAGGCTTCCTGACTTTCGATGTGGATTACTTCATCAAAAATGGCCAGGATCTCATCGCCCGCACCAAAAATGTGCGGGCCGATCACCGCACGAAGTCCTTTAACATTGACCGGCTGCCCGGACTCGCCCTCCTGGATCAGGGAGGCGACCTTGCGGCCGGCGCAGGCATGGAAAGCGCCGAAGAGAGCGCCATGTGCCTGCCCGGAGAGGAACCCTGCGGGACGCGCGCCTTCATGGCCGTGTCCGGAGGCTACTCGACCTACAAGGCTGACGGTCATTTTAATATGTCAGGCGGAAGCGCCATGGCGGGCCTTGCCCGTTACTGCAAACTGCCTTCAGTCGGTTTCCTCGCCGGCGTGTTCTTCGAGACCGGTATCGCCCGTTTTGACGCCGAGCATGACTTTACCGGCTATGACAGCTTCGACAGCGAGGGCAATGCCAGCTATTACGGCGTCGGCGCCCTCGGCAAGCTTTACCTCAATGAGACGGCCATGCAGGGCCTCTACGCCGAGGGATCCTTCCGTATCGGCATGCTGAACTACAGCTGGGAGTCGGACGGCTGGCGCGTCAACGGATCCGACGTCGACTACAGCTCGCAGTCGCCCTATATGGCGGCTCACGGAGGCATCGGCTGGATGAAGTCTCTCACGGACAGCGTTGACCTTGATATTTACGCCAAATACCTGTGGTCGCATGTGAGTGAGGATGACAGCGGCATCAGCGGCAGCCGCGTGAGCTTCGACGCCATGGATTCCAACCGCCTGCGCGGCTGAGCGCGTCTGAGCTTTAAGGGCAGCGACGCGTTCAGCTGGTATCTCGGCGCGGCCTACGAGCGTCAGTTCAACGGCCGGAGCGCGTCCGACGTTTACGGGCACGACACGCCGTCGGCCTCCCTGAAGGGTGACACGGCCATGGTGGAAGCCGGTCTGCAGCTGAAGCCTTCAAAAGAGGTTCCAGTCTCCTTCCTGCTTGGCGCCTCCGGCTATGCGGGGACGAGGGAAGGCGTAAGCGGCACGTTCCAGATACGCTACGAGTTCTAAGGAAAACACAGCCCCAGGGACGTCCGGTGAAACATCCCGGACCCTCTGCAGAAAAAAACAGCCTTTCTGTCTGTGCGCCGGACGCACGCAGAGAGGCTGTTTTTTTTTGAGAAGACAACCTCACGGAGGGCTGTCCGTTCTCCGGTACGGAATGCAGCGTTTTTCCGGGAATATACGCCGGAGTATGGTGGGAAGAGCCGCCGGGCCGGTGGATCATGATCGGATTTGGGTTCAGCCCCCCCCGTACGGGGCCGGCCTAATACCTGCAGTAGGGGGAGCTGTCAGGCTGTCCGCCGTGACACCGGAATATGCAGTTACCAGCTTTGGCCCTCTTGTCTGAAATATTCATACGTAAAAGCGTTGTTTTTTTCAGACACGCCTGCCAGAGGCCGCCAGGGCCATTATCAGATATATTGAATTTTGTTTTTTATTGAGCAGCTCTGTCTTCCGGCTTTTACGATCTGTCTTTTTGTGGTTCATGGCAGGAAGAAACGGTGGCTCCGGGGATGGAGTGTTAATTTGTTTGGTAATTTAAACAGGTTAAATGGGGACACCGGCAATATAAATTTCCACTGCCGTTCCATTAATTTTTTTCTTGCTCTTAAAATACAAACTATATAGTGTCCGTTCAAACACTATGAGGGAATGATTCAGACATGGCCATATGAAAGCGAAATACATCTGTAGCGCAATCCCGGACCGTTCTCCGTGGAAAGCGGCTTTCTAGCTGTCAGGATGTGCGATATGGTCTCAAGGAGAATGAGTAATGAATAAAAAAAGCTTTACAAAAGTTTTTTTAAATCAAAGAAAAGCTTTGAGGCTTTCTGGGGATACGCACAGAGCTTTGAAGGTTGCACCCTGGCTGATCAGTGCGGCTGCCGCATGGTTCACTTTTGCTCCCTGCGGCACAGCCCTTGCCGCCCATGAGTGGAAAAGCGACGGCAGCAGCGCCCTCAATGGAACGCTTTCTTTTGAAAATACAATTAACCCCGCTGAGAGAAATAAAGAAGGGGAACTCCCGGCAAGCTGGACAAAGAATGGTGGTGATGCAAAGGGGCAGGTGGAACTGACAGGTGTCCGGGGTATCTCAGAAAATATCTACGGCGCTCTCGTTGAGTCAGGAAAAGGGAACGCTTACGAAAGCAGCGTGAGCATCACTGGAAGATCTTCTGTGGGAGGCACGGCCGTCGGCGCTTCCGTTGAGTCAGGAAAAGGAAACGCTTACGAAAGCACTGTGAGCATTACTGGAAGCTCTGTGAGAGGCGCGGCCGTCGGCGCACTCTTGTACAGTGGCATTGGAGACGCGCATAATAACAGAGTAAATGTAGTAGATGAATCCAGGGTGGAAGGTAGTGTCTACGGTGCTTTCATGAATAATAAGAGCACTGGACACGCATATATTAATAGCATAATAATAAAGAATTCTTCAGTGGAAGGAGGATATGTATTCTGTGCAGTGATAAATGGTAGCACAGGAAACGCGTATAATAATGAAGTAACTGTAGACCATGCCACGGTAACGAATGGGCAGCAAAAGATGGGCACGGTCACCGGAGCAGTCTTGGAAAAGAGCACCGGGAACGCGCATGATAATACGGTATCAATAAAAAATAATTCTACTGTGGACGATGCCTCGGGCGCTTTCCTGACGAGGAGCACCGGAGCTGCGTATAGTAACAAGGTAACGATAGATAATTCCACTGTGGACGATATCATTGGCGCTTCCATGGAGATGAGCACCGGAGACGCGCATGATAACGAGCTAACGGTAGCAGATAAATCCAGGATGGAAGGCATGGCCATCGGCGCTTTCATACATAAGAATAGCACTGGAGACGCATATACTAACAGCATAACAATACAAAATTCTTCTGTGGAAGGAGACTATGTATCCTGTGCTACGATACAGGATAGCACAGGAAACGCGTATACTAACACGGTAACAATAAAAGAAAAATCTTCTGCGACAGGCAATGTCTTCGGCGCAGATCTGAACTGGAGCACCGGAGACGCGTACGCTAACACGGTAACAATAAAAGGAAAATCTTCTGTGGAAGGCGCTGTCTACGGCGCAGTTTTTGATACGAGTACCGGAGACGCGTATACTAATACGGTAGTAATAAAAGAAAACTCTTCTGTGACGGGTCAGGTCTTTGGCGCAGCTTTGAGGTTGAGCACGGGAAATGCATATAATAACACGGTAACAATAGATCATGCCGCGGAATCGGATGAACAGTTGTTGATGGGCTCGGTCACCGGCGCTGTCCTGGCAGGGAGCACTGGAGATGCGCATAATAATACGGTAAAGTTATACAGTTCTCCTGTGAAAGGCGCGGTCACCGGCGGAGCAGTCATTACCGTGTACCCTGACGGCAACAAAGACACTGTTATCAGAAGCACCGGGGACGCATATGCCAATACTGTAGCGCTGGATAAATCCGTTGTGGGCGGCATGGTCGTTGGCGGGCTTGTAAATCATAGCACCGGTAACGCATATAAAAACGCTGTCAGAATCTCCGGTGATTCTGCTGTAAACGACATAGTATATGGAGGATATCTCTTTGGCAGCCTTGGCAAAGCCGACAGGAACGATGCCATCGTGTCCGGAGGGAAGCTGGCCGGAGGCGTTTATGGCGGCCTTGTGGAATACACGGCACAGGGGGCGGCATCCACTGAAACGCCGGATGCCACAGCGGATCACAACACCGTTACTCTTTCCGGTGTCGGGGTGAAGACCAACGCGGACACCTCTTTACATGTCGGAGTGGAGAACGAAGGGATTTTCGGCGGCTGTGTCAGGCCCGGAGAAATCTATCCGGGAATCAGCGCCTCGGCTGATGCCAACGCCGTTTCCCTTTCCGGAGTCAGTGCTGACGGTGTGCGCGTATACGGCGGCCTGATTGCATCCGGAAGTGCGAAGGACAGCTCTGGCAGTGCTCAGTCACCGGTCAGACTCTCGGCCAGTGGAAATAACGTTTTTCTTGAACAGTCTTCTGCCGGAGATGTCTACGGCGGCATCGTGAAAGTTTCCCCTGCTTCGACAACTGGCTCTGCGCAGCCAGAAGCCACCGTTACCGCCGGGGAAAATACTGTTATCCTGGCCGGAGAAAGTTCGGTCAGCGGAAGTGTCTATGGCGGCTCGGTATCCCGGATCAATGCCAGCACAGGGGCCTCCGAAGGGGCCCAGGCTGTTACGGGCCGTGTTTCCGGCAACACGGTCAGGATTGAAAGAGACAGTTCTGTTACGGGCAGTGTCTATGGCGGTTATACGGAAAACGGCACGGCAGAAGGGAACTTTGTCTACGTCGATGGTACTGTCAGAGGCGGTGTGGAAGGCGGACATACCCTGTCCGGTGACGCTTCGGGCAATACCGTTGTCATGGAGGGCGGCACGGTCTTCGACCGTCTCTATGGCGGATACACCGGGGACGGCTCAGCCAGCAGCAACAGCATCACGGTAACCGCCGGACGTGTGCGCGCCGCTGTGGCCGGCGGCTACGACGACGGCACGGCTGTAAACAACACGGTCACGCTGTACGACACGGCCAGTTTCGCGGGTTCTGATTTGTACGGCGGCCGGTCGGACGGAACCTCTTCTGACGTTTTCACCGGCAACACCCTGAATCTGCACGGCCAGATTCAGGCGGACAGCCTGCAGAACTTCCAGAACCTGAACTTCTCCGACGTGGCTGACGGCACGCCAGGCGCGGATCTCGCGAAATCCGCCGTCCTGGGTGACGGGAAGGGGAGTTTTACCAATGTCGCCATTCAGAATCTGAGGAATCAGCACGGTAACGTGCCTGATGAATATGTCCTCATTCATACGCCAAAGGCTTCGTCCAGTTTCGCGGGCACGAACCTTTACGTGAACGGCGCAGACGCCGTGACCATCGGTTCCGACGGTTCCTATGTGCCGTATACGGGCACCGTGTCCAACGATGGCACACTGGACAATGAGACCGGCACAGCCGGCATGACGCGATCCCAGTCCGGGTTCACCAAAGACTTTCTGAACTTCGATGTGGATTACTTCATCAAAAACGGCCAGGATCTCGTCGCCCGGACGAAGAATGTGCAGGCCGATCACCGTACGAAGTCCTTCAATATTGATCGCCTCCCCGGCCTCGCCCTGCTGGATCAGGGCGGCGACCTTGCGGCCGGCGCAGGCATGGAAAGCGCCGCGGAAAGCGCCATGTGTCTCCCCGGCGAAGAACCCTGCGGGACGCGCGCCTTCATGGCCGTGTCCGGAGGGTACTCGACCTACAAGGCAGACACGCACTTTAACATGACGAGCGGAAATGCCATGGTGGGCCTGGCCCGTTACTGCAAACTGCCTTCAGTCGGTTTTCTCGCCGGCGTATTCTTCGAGACAGGCCTCTCCCGTTTTGACGCAGAGCATGAATATGCCGGCTATGACAGCTTCGACAGCGAGGGCAATGCCAGCTATTATGGCGCGGGCGCCCTGGGGAAGCTCTACCTCAATGAGACGGCCATGCAGGGACTCTACGCCGAGGGATCCTTCCGTATCGGCATGCTGAACTACAGCTGGGATACGGACGGCTGGCGCGTCAACGGCTCCGACGTCGACTACAGCTCGGAGTCGCCCTATATGGCGGCTCACGGAGGCATCGGCTGGATGAAGTCTCTCACGGACAGCGTTGACCTTGATATTTACGCCAAATACCTGTGGTCGCATGTGAGCGGGGATGACGACTCCATCAGCGGTAGCCATGTGAACTTCGATGCCATGGATTCGAACCGCCTGCGCGGCGGTGCGCGCCTGAGCTTTAAGGGCAGTGACACGTTCAGCTGGTACCTCGGCGCAGCCTACGAGCGTCAGTTCAACGGCCGGAGCGCGTCCGATGTGTACGGCTATGACACGCCTTCTGCCTCTCTGAAGGGTGACACGGCCATGGTGGAAGCCGGCCTGCAGCTGAAGCCTTCAAAGGATGTTCCTGTCACCTTCATGCTTGGCGCCTCCGGCTATGCGGGGACGCGGGAAGGCGTAAGCGGCACGTTCCAGATACGCTACGAATTCTAAGGAAAACACAGCCAGGGCCGTCCGGGGAAAACATCCCGGACACCCACAGACAAAAACAGCCTTTCTGTCTGTGCGCCAGACGCACGCAGAGAGGCTGTTTTTTTTTGAAAAGAAAACCTCACGGCAGGCTACCGGTTCACCGGTATCGGATGCGGGGAGTTTCTCCGGGAACATACGCCGGGCATTGATGGGAAGAACCGCGGGCGGGCAGGGGTGTCTGTCTCACATCATGCGAAGCATGCGGAAAGCCAGCGGGAGTATACGCCACTGCACCGGCCCCTGTTTTGCCCCTTCTGTCGGAAATACTCCGTCTGCAGAGCGCTATTTCCTGCGCACAATGCAGGTTAGTCAGGGATATCACACGGCGTATTAAATCTTATTTTTATTAAGGAATCGTTCTATATCACATAGCAGACACTTTATATTCGTAGCCAGTAGCAGAAATTTTCGGAGGGTACAAAAGGCAAATTTTTCTTTTAACGTCCATTTTTTTATGAATTATATCTTGCACTCAGAGCGCAAAACATATTAGTACTAATTCAAACAGGCAAAATAAAAAATTCCACCACGAGGATGTGAAAGCGGAATCAGCCTGCAGCGAAAGCCCGGCCTGTTTCCCGGGAAGAGTGAATTCCTGTCTGTCAGGGCGCGGGATATCGTCTCAAGGAGAATGAGTAATGAAGAAAAAAGGCGTTACAAAAGTTTCTTTACGTCAGAGGGGAGCCTGGGGGTTTTCCGGAGCCGCGCGCAGATCTCTGCGGAGCGCGCCCTGGCTCATCAGTGCGGCTGCCGCATGGCTCACTTTTTTCCCTGCGGCACAGCCTTTGCCGCCCATGACTGGAGAGATGACGGCAGCAGCGCCCTCAATGGAACGCTTTCCTTTGAAAGCACAATTCCTGACACTGAGAAAAATGAATACGGGATGACCCCTGCAAGCTGGACACAGAATGGCGGTGACGCAAAAGGGCAGGTGGCGCTGACCGGGGTCATCCCGGATACCCCGGGAGACATCTTTGGCGCTCTCGTTTGGTCAGGAAAAGGGAACGCTTACGAAAGCAGCGTGAGCCTCACCGGAGGATCGTCCCTGAGCGGCACCATCACTGGCGGCGCAGCCATGTACTGGGGCCCCGGTGACGCATATGCGAACACGGTGACGATAGAAGATTCCTCTGTGGAGGGGTTGGTCGGCGGCGGGGTCGTTTATGACAACTTCGGCAACGCGTATGGCAATGCCGTCAGCATCTCTGGCGATTCCACGATAAGCAGCATGAATGGATTCGGGAGAGTGTACGGCGGATGGGTCTATGGCAGCCCCGGCAAAGCCGACAGGAACGCTGTCACCATGTCCGGAGGGACAATGGGTGTTCCCGTGTACGGCGGCCTCGTGGAATATTGGGCATGGGGCCCGGTAAACCTGGTCAGTGTCGCTGAACCGGCTCCCGCGGAGCTTTCCCCTGAACCTCTGGATGTCTCGGCGGATAACAATACTGTCGCTTTTTCCGGTGTCGGAGTGGAGATCAGCACGGACACCCTTTCCGGTGCCGGCGTGAAGAGTGATGGTATTTTCGGAGGCTGCGTCAGGATTAGTGAAATATATCCGGGCATCAATGTCTCGGCTGACACCAATACCGCTGCCCTTTCCCATGTCAGTGCCTCCGGTGCGCGTGTATATGGCGGCCTGATTGAATCCGGTTTTGCGTATCCGTACCCTGTAAGTACGTCGTCGGACAGCTCCGACGGTGTCCTGTCATCTGTCAGCCTCTCGGCCAGTGGGAACGGCGTTTTTCTTGAGCAGTCTTCTGCCGGGGATGTCTACGGCGGAACCATCAGAACAGGCGGACAGACCTATGCGTATCCGAGTTTTCAGCGCAGCGCTGCGGCCCCTGAATTTGCTATCATACCGCCTCCTACGGCCTTCACTGCCCATGCCGATGGCAATACTGTGGGCATTGCTGACAGTTCAGCCGTGAGCGGAGATGTGCATGGCGGTCTGATTGAATACGGGATGTCAGGCTCTGTGATGGAAACTCCTGTTCTCATGATGTCTTTTCTGGTTCCGGATCCCGTCCAGCCAGAAGCGGCTCCGGTCGTTTTTCATGGCAGCGCTGATTCCAACACAGTGTCCATTGCCGGCACAGCCGGCACCCTTACCGTGGACGGGAACGTCTACGGCGGCATCGTCAGAGTCTCCCCTGCTTCGGTAGATGCCCTGGCGCAGTCAGAATTCAGTGTTACCGCAGAAAAAAATACCGTTATTCTTGCCGGAGGAAGCACTGTCAGCGGGAGTGTCTATGGCGGCTCGGTTTTCGGAAGCAGTGCCGGCGCAGAGGTCTCTGAAGAATCATTTCAGGCTGTTAGGGACAGTGTTTCCGGTGATACGGGCAGTCTTGCCGGAAGCAGTTCCGTTACGGCCAGTGTTTCCGGCAACACGGTCAGGATTGAAGGCGGCAGCACTGTTACGGGCAGTGTCTATGGCGGCTATACGGAAACCGGCAGGGCAGAGGGGAACTTTGTCTACATCGATGGTACTGTCAGCGGCGGCGCTGAAGGCGGACATACCCTGTCCGGCGATGCTTCGGGCAATATCATTGTCATGGAAGGCGGCTCGGTCTCTGAACGTCTCTATGGCGGCTACACCGAAGACGGCTCAGCCAGCAGCAACAGCATCACGGTAACCGCCGGACGGGTGCGCGCCGCTGTGGTCGGCGGCTACGACGATGGCTCGGCTGTAAACAATACGGTCACGCTTTATGGCACGGCCAGTTTCGCGGGCTCTGATCTGTACGGCGGCCGGTCGGGCGGAACCTCTTCTGACGTCTTCACCGGCAACACCCTGAACCTGCATGGCCAGATTCAGGCGGACAGCCTGCAGAATTTCCAGAACCTGAATTTCTCCGATGTGGCGGAGGGGACGCCCAGCGCGGATCTCGCGAAATCCGCCGTCATTGGTGACGGGAAGGGAAGTTTCACCAGCGTCTCCATTCAGAGTCTGAGGAATCAGCCCGGCAACGTGCCGGAGGAATATGTCCTCGTCCACACGCCCACGGCCTCGTCCAGCTTCTCGGGCACGAACCTCTACGTGAACGGCGCCAGCGTCGTGACCATCGGTTCCGACGGTTCCTATGTGCCGTATGCTGGCGCAGTATCCAATGACGGCACCATGGACAATGAGACCGGCACAGCCGGCATGACCAGTTCCCAGTCCGGACTCTCCAAAGGCTTCCTGACCTTCGATGTGGATTACTTCATCAAGAACGGCCAGGATCTCATCGCCCGGACGAAGAATGTGCAGGCCGATCACCGTACGAAGACCTTCAACGTCGATCGTCTTCCCGGTCTCGCTCTCGTGGATCAGGGCGGTGACATGGTGGCCGGCGCCGGCATGGAAAGCGCTGCGGAAAGCGCTATGTGTCTTCCCGGCGAAGAGCCCTGCGGCACGAGAGCGTTCATGACAGTTACCGGTGGGTACTCAACCTACAAGACGGGCACGCACTTTAACATGACGAGCGGAAATGCCATGGTGGGCCTCGCCCGTTACTGCAAGCTGCGCTCGGTTGGTTTCCTGGCGGGTGTGTTCTTTGAGGCGGGGCTTTCCCGTTTTAACGCTGAGCACGAACATGCCGGGTATGACAGTTTTGACAGCGATGGCAACGCCGGGTACTACGGCGTCGGTGCCCTCGGAAAGCTTTACCTCAATGAGACGGCCATGCAGGGCCTTTACGCTGAGGGATCTTTCCGCATCGGCATGCTGAATTACAACTGGGATACGGACGGCTGGCGCGTCAACGGCTCCGAAGCCGATTACAGCTCGGAGTCTCCCTATATGGCTGCCCACGGCGGCATCGGCTGGATGAAGTCCGTCACGGACAACGTTGACCTTGATATCTACGCAAAGTATCTGTGGTCACACGTGAGCGAGGACGACGGATCCATCAGCGGAAGCCGTGTGAACTTCGACGCCATGGATTCGAACCGCCTGCGCGGCGGAGCGCGTCTGAGCTTTAAGGGCAGCGATGTGTTCAGCTGGTATCTCGGTGCGGCCTACGAGCGCCAGTTCAACGGCAGGAGTACATCCGACATTTACGGTCACGATACGCCGTCCGCCTCACTTACGGGCGATACGGCTATGGTGGAGGCAGGCCTCAGGCTGAGACCCTCTGAAGGTGAGCCGCTCTTCTTTACGCTCGGTGCCACCGGCTACGGAGGAGTCCGGGAGGGCGTTTCCGGACTGTTCCAGGTGCACTACGAGTTCTAGAAAGGCGGACAGCCTGATTGGGGAGAAGCCCGTGTACGTCGTACACGGGCTTCTCCGTCTGTTCTGGCTCCGGCGCGGACGGCGGCGGGGCTGGCGCATAGGGACCCGTATCACGCATGCCGGCTGCAGTTTCCCCTGCTTGTATTTTTTAGGGCATTGAGCGCACCAAGAGCTGACATGGATGAGCGGAGTGGCCGACCGCGGCGTTCGGCGTTCCTGAAGCCGGGAGCAGCCCGGAAGCTTCGGTCGTCATAAACTTCTTCAACGTTTCAGGTCTGATAATGGTTCTGTCTGATTGTTTCCGCTGATGTTCCCGGGCAGGACAGTGGCTATGGTTCCCCCGGCAGCTCCCGGGCTTGGGAAGAGATCGATTTCGCTGGAGCGGTATTTTTCTTTCCCGTTAAGTCTTTCATATGAGGGTCCCCTGCAGACCAGCCTGAGGCCCCCTGGAAGTGCCCCATACCGGTCTGATCCGGCATCATCCCGGAGCCGGAGAGAAACCGGTTTCATTTTTTCCCGGCGGATTCATCACTCCAAAGCAGAGGAGCTCTGCCATCCCGGAATCCGGCCCGCCACAAGGGGATTCTCTCCCCGAAGTACGAGGCGCTGCAGAGAGGAAGGGACAGGGAGATGTCAGGGGTGTGGCTGAATTTATCAACATATGTATTTGAATTTTTGTAGTATAAAGAACCAGTAATCCTGAAAATGATATTCTGCACAACTCTTCTGATCTTCCGGATGCTCCCCGGGAGAGACATTCTCGGCATCTTTGGCAGCTATAGCGATGACAAGAGATTGTTTAGTGCGCGAAGAATTTTTAAAGAGCATAGTATTGACAGTATTTGAATTTTTTCAATAAGCTGTCTGAATAAATGCGGGGTAATGAAATGCCGGGAAAAAGGGAAATAGGGAATCTGCTTCCCGGGCACAGGTCCGCTTTGAAGAAGATTTGTGGACTGAGCCTTTTTTGTTTTTTTGCCGTGTTGGGATTTTTGGGCTCTGTGAACGTGGACGAGCCCCGAGCCATGGATCTGCATTATATTGTCGACTCAGATACAGGCTGGGACGATTATCGCCAAAAACAAGGGATTGGAATGGGCAGGGTCATCCATGCCGGAGATACGCTGGAAATACGCAATGGTGCCACCCTGACCTTTGATTTTAAGAATAAAGAATCCCCATACGTGATAGCCAATCCTGGCGCGATCATCGCTATGACCGTGGAGGGCGATGACGATGACCGTGTGAATGACGATGTCAGCATAAAAGGTGGAACGCTCGTTGGAATATCCCACGCTCCAAACCCTGATCCCAATCCCGATAGAGCTTTTGGAGGTGGGATAGGGCTATACAGTACCGCAGCAATAACGGTTACCGGCACGAATTTATTGTTTCAGGATTTTGACTACGGCTTCTATGCTGAGGTGGATGAAAAAGATCCCCAAAAGAGCGTTATCACTGTCACAAACAGTATGACGAAGTTTGAAAATGTAGCCTGCGGCATGTATGCGGACAATGCCGCTGTTTCGCTGACGACTGATGCCTTCACCATGACCGGCGGCGAGACAGCGGCGAAGGCAGAGGGGAACGCCACGGTCACGGTCAGCGCTGGCACCGCCAGTCTGGATCTTTCGGAAAATGGCATTGATGCCAGCGGCAGCTCATCCGTGTCCATAACAGGCGGCACGCTGAACCTGAAAGCTTCGGATATTGTCCGCACGGCGGACAGCGCACAGGCCACTCTAACAGCTCAGGAAGCGGGTACGCTTCAGGGCGGCATCGGGGCGTATGATACGAGTCGGGCCACCGTTTCCCTTGGCGGCACGGCCGTATGGACAGGTTTTTCGGACAAGGCCGACGGGGCGTCAGTCTCGGTAACGCTCGGG